ATGGTTTGCATAGTCTGGAGACGGCTAATAATTGCAATAATTGTCATTTACATTATTTGCTGCTCGTCTATTTGTATAGCCGCAATTATTTTAAATCTCACCTCTTCTTTAGGATTGGGTGATGGCTTTAGCCATTCAGAAATTTTGGAGTTAGTGGAAAATAGCATTATAATGACGATTATAATATTAATAATGTCATTTATATTTCTACGTAAAAAAGTTGAACGGATGATCTCAAATAAGAAGAGGAAAAACGTTTGGATGATTTTAGGAATGCACTTTTTGATATTAGGGACATTATTGGCCGTCCTCTATGTTTATACACGCCTTGTTTCATTTTCCCTTGTATGTATTTTTGAATTTTCTGTTCTGGTTGGATTATCGCGGTTACTGGTATCATTAGAGCAAATTTTTTATCTTGAATTATTTCTGAATATAACCGGTACAAAACACAAGGGATTAGTAATTACTAAACGGCAAATTGTATTTCTGTGGATGTGAATTTTTAATACTCCTCTGATTTATATTATTTTTTCAATTTAAATAGCATTCAACCCCTAGTTGATTATAATTCACCCTCTCAGCATAAACATTATTCTATAACTTTGTAAATGTCCGCGAGTTAATCCCCCTGATTATATTAACATAACTCGTGAGACTGATGAGTGCTGTTGTTTTACAGAAATTACAGAAAGAATTTGAAAACAGGCTCCAAAAAGCAATTGCCTATTATAGTATATTATCGGCATTCAATAGCCTGAACCTTCAAACCAGAGAAATAGAGGTATTGGCTTTTGCCGCGACCCGTGGAACGATTACGCCAGCAAGTGCACGCAGAGAATTTGTTCGGATATTTGATTCTTCACTGGCTACGCTGGAAAATGTAAAATGCCGGCTCATTAAAAAGGGGCTGCTGCAAAAGCATGGAGAAATGTATCGCGTTAACCCCAGTATTGCCCCTGATTTTTCAGGTGGAGTGATCATGCAGATTAACCTTTCTTCCTTAACATGAATGATATCTCTGTTACAAGCGGAGATATAATCTCCAATCTGATAGCCCTGACAGCGGATAATTGTAAGTCGCCTATTCCGCTAGTCGATAAAATCATCAAATATCAATTTAAAGCAGTTAGCCAGGCAACTGCTGCCCATTGCACCGTTGAAATATCCGGGGTAGGGTACCTGTATTGTTCCGATAAGAAAATTGTAAAGAAGCTCATCAGAGCCAGGGCAATATTGCATTGCTATCTGGCCAAGTTGGCCAAGGATCTTTCTGAGAAAAAAAGATATAGCCTGGTAAAAAGAATTGAAAGTATTGAGCAGCTAATAGAAAGATATGAAAGTAGACTGGAAAGGACTCACGCAAGGAATATATAACGCTGTATTAGGTAAACAATGGATTAAAGATCTGGCGGCTTATAGAATGAATACCTATTGCTCTCCTTGTGAATTCAACTCAAAAAACGCGATAGCATTGTCAGGTTACACCACTATCAGACCCGATCACCATTGTACTAGGTGCGGATGTAATCTGGAATGGAAAACCCATCAGCTCTCCAGCTCATGTCCGGTAAGTAAATGGCAGGCAGAAGTTAGCCAGGAACAGGCGAACGAGATTACTAAACAGTTAAGCAATGGCGCAAAAGAAGAATAGTTTTATTACCGATGATCTGGACTGGGCAGAATCCCAGCTGGCATCCTGGAAAGCATATGTGGAATCTAACCCGCTGCATCAGTTAAAAGATAGGATTGAATGGAAGCCGACATCGCGAGGCGGAACAATACCCATGGTGATCAGCAGCATTGAGCAGCAAGGAAAGTTCCTTCAGGAAACGATGAAGAATTACCTGTCTCTCCTGGAGGTCGTAGATAGGCTCAGGGAGAAAGAAGAAACAAAAAAAGAAGCCAGAGGCAGCTCTATTGTTCCAGGAAGGATGAGAAAAATGGAATCCCCATAGTATGAATCAATCTTCCCGAAAGAAATCCAAAGCCAGAGTAAAGCGGCTATTATTTAAAGGTTCCGGTAATGGCTCAAAAACTACAGATACGGGGACAAAAGTGTAGAATCGAGCTGAAATGCTCTTATTCGCCTGATACATCTTGATGATGTTTTTTTTAGCCTCCTCAGGATCAGTAGCTTCAATGATTAGAAAGAAAACTGTTTTTGCATTCGGGTATTTACTATCCTCTTTAACATCCATAACATTATATGTAGCATTAATCTTTACTTGATAAAGTGGCATGAATAATCATTTGCTTTAACTAAGATAGTTATAACATCTGAACTGTGTAATACCTGCTGCGATGCTGCCGCAGGCAACTTTTAAAGGTCATCAAAAAAATCCGGAGCCCAGGTGAGTTGGGTCAGATTCCCCATTACATTTTCAGCAGAAACAGCTTTTAGGCAGTAATAGGGATTGTACAAAGATTTACAATCCTTGTACAACTTTTCAATATCAGCCATTGCACTTTTTTCATTATCTGCTGAAATGAGCAATTCAAACTCCGATTTTATTCCGGTTGGAATTAAATCCTCGTCCCATGACCAGGCTTCCACCTTTACCAAATAGAACCCCATTGCTTTATCGATTGAGTTAACGTAATCCTCAACGATATTATAGATTATAAAATTGTTTGTTATCCCATCCTATCCTATTCCTCCAATGGAAATATACTCGTCTGAATTTTTCCGTAACCTAAAAACATTACCCTCCCCAGACACAAAAGAGTTTCAGCAACTGGTAGACTGGGAGCTGGAAAAATGTATGGGTGGAGTGAGAATTGCCGGCATCCATATTGGTGGCTGGCTATATTTTCACATCAATCATTGGAAAATTCGCAGTGACCAGGTAGATAATTATGGCAACATTGTCAGGATTAGTCAACTGCCGGATCTGCGTGATAATGAATGGGAGCGATCTGAAGCCTTTGAGCGGTGCCGGGAGCTTAAGAAAGGTTACATGGAGATTGGCCTGCGACAGGGAGGGAAAAGTGAATTCGAGGCTTCTATTACCGGTTGGAACGCCTTGTTATTTCAGCATACCCAAAATGTAATAGTGGGGGGCAACAAGCCCGATTTGGAGTTGCTTACCGAAAAGCTTGACCATGGACTCCGTAACGTGTGGGCTGGAATTGGGATTGGAAAAATCGATAAGGACTGGCGCAAAACCACTGTGAGATTGGGGTACAAAGATAGAGATAATGAACCCCAGGTATGGAGCCATATAATGATAAGAAATGCTGACGATGGTTTTAATACGGAAACCTCGGCAGGAACGACGGCCAAAAGTTTCGTCATGGATGAGTGCGGAAAGTACCCTTTCAGCCAGGTGTTCGAAGCTGCGAAGCCTGCCTTCTTATCTGAGCATGGTTGGCGTTGCATACCGATTTTAGTAGGCACGGGGGGCTCCTTTGACCGTGGAGCCGACGCTGAGAGGTTCTTTTATAATCCCGACGCAAATAACTTCCTTGGCTTTGATGATCCCCAAACGGGCGTACGCTCTTGCCTGTTTATGCCTGGCACCTACCGGCAGGACTGCAAATATACCACGACCCTGGATCTGTATTTAAAGAGTAAAGGTATTGAGGTTAGTAACCCAGGAGAGCTTTCCAGTATCACCATTAAGGTATCTGATAAGGAGAAGGCATTACTGAAAATAAAAGAGGAGCGGGCAGAAAAAGCTAAAGACAGTGATCAGACAGAATATTTAAAGAAGGTAATGTATTACCCACTCACGCCGGCTGAGTGTTTTCTTTCTGTTACCAGTAACCAGTTCAATATAGAAGCTGTAAAAAAACAGAAAGAGAAGCTTTCCACCCTAAATATTACCGGCGTTCCCATAGAGATCTTCCATAATGGGGAAAAACTCACACACAAGTTTACCGATAAGAAACCTGTATCCTCCTTTCCCATAAAAGCACTGGAAAAAAAGGATGGGTGCATTGTCATGTATGAGGCTCCAGTAAAAAATGCTCCTTTTGGCTTATACGTTGCCGGCATTGACCCATATAAACAGGATAATTCAAAGTATAGTACCTCTCTGGGAGCCTGTTATATCTACAAACGTATGCACAACATAGCGGGTGATCAGTATCAGAACATGATCGTGGCCCAATATGTTGGCAGGCCCTCCAGCATTACTGAGTGGAATGAAACTGTTCGAAACCTGATTAAGTATTACAATGCCTATGCTTTAAGTGAGTCGGATGACTACGGGTTTATCCAGTACATGATTAATAAATCTGAGAGCATGTTCCTCATGGAACAACCTGAGTGGTTAAAAGATATTGCTCCTAATTCTGCAGTACGCCGTCAATATGGTATTCCTGCCACGCCCAAAGTGATTGCCCATATCAACGGATTACTTAAAACCTATACAGAAGAAACGATCAGCAAAGAAGTTGATGATAACGGCCTCGTCACTAAAGAGATCCTGGGACTATCCCGTATTCTGGACCCTTTGCTGCTGGAGGAGATGATAAAATATAACCCCGACGGAAACTTTGACCGCATTAGAGCTGCAGCTATTGCTATAGCTGTGGCCTCTCACCTGGATGCCAGACATGTAATGCCATCTTCCTCCGATGACCCCAGACTAAAATCCTATTTCTCCCGAAAAAAACAAAGTGAAAGCGCCCGCAAACTGCTGGGTAGTGACCCTCTCTTTTCCAGCGCAGGTGGCCGTAAGACTGGCACTTTAAGAAAACTGTTATCCTAAATGCCCATTATCCTCCATACCCAAAGCGGCAATCTGCTGCATGAATACCTTGCTACTTTCCCAGATCAATATGTCTCCCAGAAAGAAAAAGAGTCCGATGGATTTATTAAGCAGAACATGGACTACTTCGCAAATATTGCTTATGCGCAGTATAACGGGAAGAAAAAGAAAATTTCCCGCAACTATGACCTGGTAAAAGGGCATTTAAAGAAAGAAGACTTTTATGAGCAGCCGGGGCCCCGCAGCTTTATTGAGACGCTGGAGACAGAGGAGTTTGAGCTGCCAGCTCATGTTCGTCATTATCCTATTTTAAATCCTCCCTTAAACACCTTAACCGGCGAGCTAACTAAGCGCCCGGATACCACAAGGGTAAAAGCTTATGATGCCGACTCTAAAAATGAAGAGCTGGCCTTCCGCTCAGATATGCTCCAGCAGTATATCCTGCAGAATGCTCGCAATAAGATTATTACTGATCTGGCAGAGCAGGGGCAAGATGTAGGCGAGATCGATGATCAGCAGATACAGGAACTTACGGAGGAAAAAGTAGAAGACGAACTCACCTCTTATACAACACTGGCCGAACGTTGGGGAAATCATACACTGGAAGCGCTCAAGGCTGAATTCAATATTAAGGAAAAATCAGAGGAAGCCTTTCGAGATCTTCTCATTTGTTCCAATGAATATTATCACATATATGAGACGGGAGCCAACTCTTTAGGATTTTCTGTAGAAACAGCTAATCCCAAAAAAGTATGGGAACTGTCTGTGGGTGATAAAAAGTATTCCCGTGACTGGTATGCAGGAGGTCTTCTGGACGTAATGGAACTCTCTGAAATAATTGAGCGCTTTCCAAATGTTACAAAAGAAGAAATCGATCACTTAAGAAAAGCCTCTGATAATGGTCTTTTCAGCGCAAGGCAGTCAAATTATGGTTCCAGCATCAAAGGGTTAGAATCTATCCACTACGATACCTATAACCCCGCTCTCCTGGAGGAGAGACTTCTGGCGGAATCCGGATTACAGGACGACCTGGTATTTGGTCACTTCTTTTCAGGAAAAGGAACCAGTACAAGTAGCTATGGTAATAAGTTCGCTGTTGTTATTGCCTACTGGAAATCAAAAATTAAGGTAGGAAAGGTTTCGTACCTAGATCCGGAGACGGGCAGCCTTCAGACAACACTGGTTGACGAAAACTATAAAAAAGGAACTATTCAGGGTGAAATCTCCGTGGAATGGAGATACGCAAACCGCTGGTATCAGGGGCTTAAGATCGGATCTGATGTTTACCACGTAACACCTTTTACCTTACTTCCGTACTGCCCGATTATTGGTGTTACCCATGAAAGTAAAAATACCATTGCCTCTTCGCTGATTGACCTTATGAAGGGCTATCAGATGATATATAATGTATGTCTTAACCAGTTGTGGAAACTACTTGAGAAGGAGAAAGGAAAGGTTATCCTAATTCCCCTCAGGCATATCCCGACACCCAAAGATGGTGATGCCGGTGACGCACTGGATATGTGGGAACTGGAAGCCAGGGAAAGAGGAGCCATCTTTATTGACGATAGTCCTGAGAACGCGAAAGCCATTTCAAGTTTTAATCAGTATTCTGCCCTGGATCTTTCCCGTCATCAGGAGATACAGAGCCGCTATAATCTTGCGGTTCAAATGAAAATGGAATGTTGGGAACTGGTGGGACTTTCAAAAGAACGCCTGGGAAATGTAGCAGCTACCAGCACTGCAACAGGAGTAAATACTTCCCTTTCTCAGAGCTATGCTCAGACAGAAGCATACTTCACCCAACACGAATATTGTCTTAATGAGCTTTATCAGGGGCTACTGGATGCAGCGCAGTATATCGAATCCACTAAACCTACTTCGACAATATCTTATATAAATTCTTCCGGTGAGAATGCTTTTATACAGGTTAACGGAACTGATATCTCCCTTCGGGATTTAAAGGTTTTTGTTACCAGCAGAACGAAAGATTCCATTGCTTTTGAACAGCTGCAGCAACTGGCGCAACCGGCTCTGCAGAATGGAGCTTCCCTTTATGATATCGCAGAACTTTATACCACTGACTCAATGCGTAAGCTGAAAGACACATTTAAGCGTATTAAAAAACGCCAGGATGATTTTGCAGCCCAGCAACAACAGATGCAGCAACAACAAATTAACCAGGCGCAGCAGCAGTTCCAGGCAACTCAGCAGGCAGAAGATATGGCCAGAAAAGAACAAATGGTTAATGAAAATTATCAGCGAGAACTGGACAGGGTAAACAAGAAGGAAATAGCCCTCATCGCCACATTCAACCGTCAGCAGAATAATCTAAAAGATGTCGATGCAAATGGGACTCCTGATGTGCTGGAGGTCTCCAGACTTGCAATGGAAGAAACTAATGCCGGCAGAGATTATAAAATGGCCCTGGATAAGCTGGGTATAGAAAAACAGAAACTAGCTGCAGACAGAAGCACGCAACTGGAACAGCTGGGGCTGGAAAAAGCAAAGCTCAAAGTCAAACGGGAAGAGATCGCAAGTAAAGAGCGTATAGCTAAAGCCAATAAGAACAAATATGATAAAGTAGGTAAAAAATAGTACTCGCTACCATTATAACCCATTAATAATATCCAGTGGTGTGATCAATTTGTCTTCAGTGACATCTACATCCTTATCAGTAATGTCGGATCCCTGGAGGGTTACATCTACTTTGTATTTCTTGGTAAAAGCATCATAGGATTTAATTATAGCAGTTCCGGCTGGCAGGCCATTTTCAGCAAGAAATATCTTGGTGGAGCCTAAATCATGCTTTCTGTAAAAGGGTTTGGTTAGATCAATTGGATGATAAATTGTAGTAAAAAACTGGGGAAGAAGTGATAGCTGTTCCTCTCCACCATGATGAAGTGTATAAACTTTATAGGTATACTTTGCCTCTTTTTCTGAACATTGATCAGGTAAAGCAGCCAGCAGCAGACCTGCGTATGCAATTTCTATTAGTTGACTTGGCATCAGTTTACCAGTGCTATTTTCAATTACTTTAATACGTGCATTCATGTATGATTCCCATTTTCACAAATGTACTTTTTTCTCGCCTGATTAGCGGGAATAATAAGGTCTAATATTATAAAAAAAACGCGCGATCAATATTGATCGCGCGGATTCAGAACCATTATTATTAAACAAATTAATGCTGTACAATAACCTTGAAAGATCGTTTCACTTTACCGTTTGCAACCCCTATGTAATAGGTTCCCACAGGACGAGAACTCAAATCTAAATTAATTTTTTGCTGACCTAAACCAGTATAGTTATGTTGCTCCAGTAAGATACCTTCACTATTAAATATTTTAATGCTACTGATCTCAAGTGAAGGCAATAAATTGTTAGCGACCCTTGCGACATAATCATTAGTTTTAGTGTTTAGCGTCTCAACTGTAAAAGCACCACTGGTAGGATTAGGATATATTTTGAAAAGACTACTTGGTGTGAAATTTGGCCGAATACGAATAAAAGAACTGCTGTCAGCAGTATCGCTGGAATCGGCGGCCATTCTCGCTCCACAGCCTGATCTTGCGGTGATGCTAAGGGTTTTTATTACCGGTGTATTGGTACCACAGGTGTTAAAGGATTTCAAATAGTATGTCACTGAAGCAGGTCCATCAACTTGAAGTTCTGCAATATATTCAGTATAGCCCAATGAGGCATTATATTGTACTGTCGCTGTATGATAGGTTGATCCACCATCGCTGCTTACATATACCCCCGCTGCGCCAGTAGGTAGTGGACCGGTAATATCCCATCCGCAGGAACTATTGGGGCTGGTTCTTTTACCTAAGTTTGGAGATCCGGGCAATCCGACCGGTACCACTTTCGATAATGTATCATTAGATTTACAACTATAGCTCAAAATTGCTGTAAGTGTAGCAGAGCTGTTCACTGATCCAACTCTGGTGAGAGAAATAGTAGTTCCCGTACCAGATAAAGGCGTTACGATTCCAGATGGAGATAGACTCCAAGCGCAACTGGAAACCGCTGTGGGAAGACTTGCAAATGGTACTGTACCGGATGTACATATAGATGGTACAGTAGCACTAAATGCAGCAGTACTTACATACTTCGCTCCAACACCCACACTGGCCCAGGCGTTGGTGACCCCGATTTCCTGACAGCTTCCCACTCCGAAGAGATCACGTGCCGCCTGAATGGTATTATCTCTGACAGTTGCAAAGGTTGAATTAGAAACCATATAATATACCTCGGCCCGATATAGTATTTTTTGTGCGTCTGTATTACTGATAGGGGTAATAGCATACGATTGCCCCAAGGCATTAGTTCCAGTTCCACCGATAAGCAACATGTAGAACCAATGAGACATTACACTCATGTTTGTGTGAATGTAACCGTAATCGTTGGAGGCGTCCGGAGTAGCAGGCGGAGCAATGTAATTCGGGCCGCCATAGCAGGTAGGTTGCGCTCCCAGTGGAGATGTACCAGGATAGTCGATATAGCGCAATGGGAAATATATTCCATCATCTTCCCCCATTGACCACCTTGCCTTTGCCGGTGTTTTCCAATATTCTATACACGAACCCCATATATCAGAAATACCCTCATTTATTGCTCCTGCTTCATTTGAAACCGCAAAACCTACTTCTGTTTGCGCAATGCCATGTCCTAATTCATGGCCCATCACATCAAGACTAACCATAGAATTGACTGGTACTACACCTCCTGCCAATCCTCCCTTCCCGTATATCATCACCTGGAGACTTGGAACCCAACCAGCGCTCGCATAGTTGACACCATAATTGGTATAGTTCGTTACAGGAGAACCACTTCCATTAATACTATTTCTGCTATGGACTGTACTCCAATAGTCAAGAACTGCCTCGCTACCCCATTGGGCATCGAGTGCATCCCTATCATTGGGATGTTCGGCTGATGTCCAGTTATTATCGTTATCGGAGTATTCGGAGTAACCGGTAAAAGAAGTGTTTGCATTATTATTATAAGTATGAATAGTAACCCCGCCGCGCAGCTCACTGAGGCGATATGCTCCTGCATAACTATCCCCGGTAATTGCCTGGGAGCCATTATACAACGTAGAGGCAGTTCCCGGTGTATTGGTGTTTTCGATATTGGAAAAATTTGATATTAAACTACCATCTTGCGCGTTAATATATATTGTCTGATCCAGAAAAGGTTCTGTGGCAACAATATTGAATTTCCAGGCAAGTAAAAATGTATCTTTCTTATTATAAGTGGCTGAAGCAATTACGATCTGACCTTTGCCGGTAAAATCTCCTGAAGGATTGCTCCTTTTTGCCAGATTTAAAGTTGCAGTATCCTCCCATATATAGCGTTTTGCTTTAAGGGTATCTAATGCAACCCGTAAAGCAGCGTTTTCGGTAATAGCTGGTGTTACATTCATATCATTAATGGCGACCATGGAACTGTTAACACTTTCAAGACTGGTAGAACTATGGGCTACGATTTGTGCGTTATCAACCTTTACGCCTTTGAAATACTGCTGATATTTATTGTGTTTATGTCCAAGCTCGTCGGTCTTTGTAGAAAACAAACGTTGTTCATCGATACCGCTTCTGAGGTTCAGTAGCTTGCCGATAATCTGCTTTTCATTTGTTGCATTTCTTTTTTGATTTATATCAGGGGTGAAGGTGACAAAGGCAATATTCCCATGCCTGTCGCGGCGGATACTCAGCGTATCGTTTTCCGCCTGCTGGGCAAATGCGGCACTGCTGGACATGGCAATCCCAATAAGAAGTAGTAAAACTTTTTTCATGTTGCTTAATGTATTTTGAGTGTGAAAAAACTAGATCAAGGAATCCGGCTCAGGTAATAGGAATACCCATCTGTAATCTCGTCACAGAGTACAAGTAATCCATCTTTAACCTGTGTTGGTGCTAGAATATAAGGGTAGGCACCTGGCCCCTGGAAAGTCATCATGTACGTCTTTGTATGATTGAGCTCAAAATCTTGTTGCCAATTTATTTTTCCATGCAAGAATATAGCGTCATTTATTGTCCATGTGAGAGTGTCCTCACTGATACGGATATAATAGTTATTATACTCTGTTTTACCAAAACCCAAACCACCATAAGAATAGAGCATCTTGTAATTGCCCTTTGTGTAACGCTCGATTACCGATAGGGGCTGGCCTATAAGGTTTATGTTACTTTCCAGGGGCTTATCTTTCTTACAAGAAGAAACCAAAACCAAACAAACAAAAAGGATTAAAATACATCTAACTTTCATCGGGTTATTTTGATTAATAGGTTATAGAACAGTAGTCATTTAATACAGAAATTTTGAAGGAACCGCTGGTTTTCTGAATTGATATTGCACTGTATAATTGATCTACGATTATCACAGTGTAATATAATTTACCACTTTTATCCTTCAGTTAATAATTGGTTAATGAAACAAAAAGGCAATATTGATAGCTCCTACCATAGCCACTGTTATAAAATCTCACCACCAGGATTGGTAGCGAATTAGATTCCCAAAACAATCCTGAACTGAGTCAGAATTAATGTCCACGTAACGGGCAATTCATATAAATATACCCGCGTTATTAACGTTCCAGTTAATAAACCTTTTTAATAATATAATGAATATAAAGTACTGGGCCTTGTAAATAAGACACAGATTTTAGTGAAGGACTCAACTGAATTGAAAAGATGTGATGAAGGTAGAAAAAAATAACATTCTAAAATCATAAGGTGTAAAATATTTTATGTATCGGCTTATTTTATTTAATGCTATTTGAATCTGATATTATATTGTAAAACGGTTACAGTATGATGTTTCAATATAATTTTTGCTATAATTTTACTCTTGTCCGCAAATAGAATTGAACCCCCTTATTAGTCATTGTTAACCATCCTATAGCCTGATAACTCATTTTTTAACCCATCTATGGATAAAGACGAAACGGTACTACAATCCCAAAACTCCTTTGGAATTACATCCAGCACAATTCTGGATACTAACTATCTGGAGTCCCTTTTTAATAATGACCCGCAGCAGGTGACAAACATCCAGGATAAAATCCCTGGTACTGCAGAGGAAAAAAGTCCTGTATCTGATAAAGACGCTAGTGGTGGTAAAGCCTCTACTCAAAAGGAAACACCCCGGCAGCAGCCTGAAAAGCCACTCAATTTAACGATTGACGATTCAGCTTCATTCATTGAAAGTTTAGCGACCGATCCGCAGGACGATAGCACAGAAACTGCAGAACCAAACACGAAAAACGCCACAGTAGAACCGGCGAGTGACACTGCTGTAAAGGAACCGACCACAGCTAGTGACTCTCATTTATCACCCAGTAACATCGCTTCCTTTTCCAAAGAACTTTTCAGCCTGGGAATATTATCCAGCGAAGATGGTCAGGAAGATGAGCCGGAAATAAAGACCGCTGAGCAACTGGTTGAAAGACTTACCCAGGAAAAACAGCGGGGTGCAGTGCAGCTTCTTGAAAACATTCTTTCCAATTATGGACCTGAATACAGGCAGGCTTTTGATGCTATCTATATCAATGGGGTAAGTCCCCGTGATTATTTTGTTCAGGCTGAGCAGGTGGCTACTCTTCAGGATCTGGATCTGACTATCCCAGACAACCAGAAACAGGTGCTACGCAGACATTACCAGACACTGGGCTGGGATGCAGGTAAGATTCGGGCCAAAATTGAAAAGCTGGAAAATTATCAGGATCTGGAGGAAGAAGCCCGTGATATACATGCCTCACTGGTTTTGAAAGAAAAGGATGCCCTGGTACAAAAGGAAAATGACAGGAAACAGGAGCTATCCAAAAAGGCTGCACAGGAACAGGAACATCAAATCAGTGTCGGACGCATCATCACTGAGAAATTAAAGGCCAAAGACTTTGATGGTATTCCACTGGATGAAAAAACGGCTCGCTCCCTGGGCGCTTATATGCTGCAAAAGAAATGGCAGCTGGGAGAAAATCAGATCTCAGACTATGAAAAGGATATTTTAGATCTCTCGCGCCCGGAAAACAGACAAGCCCAGGTTAAGATAGCCCTGTTGATGCAGCTATTGAAAGTAGACCCAACGCTTTCACGTCTTGGGCGAAAAGCGGAAACGGACAAATCAAATAAATTATTTTCCTTTCTGCAGAGAGAGGAATCAACACAGAAAAAACAAGGTAAAAAGAGTACCAACTTTTTTGAGTAATAACCCATTGTTTGTTAACCTATACTTACCCTGATCTAACCCGCCAGGGAAGACCTATCCCTATTAAAAATGCTTCAGACAATCCCAGGCTTCACCGGATTTAAGTACGGTCGGTATGCCAGCATGGAAGGACGCGCCATCGGTAAGTTCACCGACTCCAACCACCTATCCACCCTGCGTAGTGAAAGACCGGCAGACTATGATAAAAAGATCATTGACATATATACTGAAACGCAGCTGTACAGCAACGATTTTCTAAATATGATCAATAAGGCCACCCCTTATTACATAGAAGGAAATACAGATTCCTTCCAGTGGGAAATTGCCGCACCATTCTTATTCCCCCAGGTAATAGAAGTGCCGGCTACAACCTTAAATCAGGATCGTATAGGCGTTGACGGTAAAGAGTTTCATTTGGTGTTAGACACTTCTGAGTTTGCCAAAAATTCCGTCATTGTGTTAGGCCATAAAATGTTTGGCCCCAGGTTGTATGTGACCAAGGATCCACAGCCGTATACCATGGGCTACCTGTATGAATTCACGCTGGTCGCCGCAAATCCTCGCATTCAGTTCCTGGATAAACAGTGGATTCTCCCTGGTACCAGTTGCCAGTTAATCGATGTGGTGATAGGAGAGTTTGATCAGGATCTGGGTGGATTACCTCGTCTGGGCCGCACTATTAAAATGTTCGATTCTCTGGGAGCCAGTTATGGTTTTCAGCACAAAAATACCAAATGGGCGGATCAGAGAGTGCTGAAGGATTCAGTAACCGGAAAGCCACTTGACATCTTGTATTACGCAAAGATGGGGCAGAGAGGTGAATTGCCCACCAGTATCGCCAATATCAGATGGGAACCTACCATTGAATTTTTGATCAGAAAGCAGATGCTGGAAACGAAAGTCCAGCGAATGATCTGGAGTACGCCTGGTACCGTTAAAACTGGTGGTAATAAACAAGAATTAAAGAAGATTTCTGGTGGTGTCTATTATAAAATGAAGCACTACGGAAACTACTTCCCGTACCATAAAGGAGAGCTATCTCCAGGACTTCTGCGAAGCATCTTCGGTGATTTATTCTATCGCCGGGTAGACATGAGCAAACGTAGAGTCGTGATGTTCACCAATGAAGCTGGATTCGATGTTTTCAACGAAGCGCTTAAACAGGATTTGATGAACCTGGGGCTTACTGTTATTGCCGATTCCAGGTTTATTGAAGGCTCTGGTCAGAACATGTCTGTGAATTTCGGTTTCAATAGTATGGTCTCCCGTGAGACAGGACGCGTAGAACTCAAACATCTGCAGGAACTGGATCTGCCACAACATAATCGGGAGTTTGGGCAAAACAAAAAGTCCACCCCAATATTTATGATTTTCGATGTCAGTCCTGAAAGTGATGGCACGTTCACTGATCGTATTCGCGAAGTACGTCAGGCAGGCGCACCATCGATGACTTACGGATACATAGATGGCAGGCAATCTCACCTGGGACACCAGGCATCTCAAGGTATGAATTCTGCATCGATGGATCCCGGATACATGCTTTGGATGGAAGACCGCGCCGACATCTTTATAGAAGATCTCTCAAGGACAGTACTCATTGAAGAGATTCCACAATATTAATTCCTATAACCCCCTTACAGCACGGTTGCTACGGCGTTCCCGCTTACCGGCAACCTCCCTTTTATAAAATTTAGCTAATGAGTAAAGTAGGTGTTATCTCAAGTATTCCTCTTTCAGAGGCAACAACAGGTTACGAAGGTGCCCTGGCTGCTGTTAACTTAACCAGAGCGCCTGGTACCGGTACAATGTTTCTTCCCTATAAGGAAAAGAATAATGAATACAGAACCGGACTGGATGCTGAGGCAGTCTATATCAGACGTATCTCCGATGGACATGCGCAGAAAATTGAAAAGGAAAAAGTCACCAAAGAAAGGCAACGGTTAGAGCAGATTTTAAAGCTGGATTTAAGCCCACGGTCTGATTACTATAATATCTCTACCTGGTCGCCGACAGCCAAAAACAGGCCGGTTATTGAACCTGTAAAACTTGGTGATGGTAAAACATATTTCAATCTTGAAGATCCTTTGCAGGCTGTGGCTTACGCTTTTCTAAGAGTGCATCCACATATTGCTACCTCTATGGAAGCCTACCAGCGGGGAGATTTTCCCGATGCCCGGTTTTATGTGATGGATGATGAAGTGGAGCAGGAAATTACCTATCGAAAGAAGACACATCTCAACAAAGCCATTTTTACACTGGATAATCTGTCGCTGGAGAAACGGAAAAAAATAGCAAGGCAATGCTCCCTTCCTGTCAGTGATGCCGATAAAGAGCAGGTGGTGTACAACCAACTGGACAGCTTTATAAAGCAGGGCGTTATTAAATCAGGTCCCTTTGAGGGCGTAGCCGGAGTAGATATATTCATGCGCTTTATAACAATTTCTGATGAGGTCCTGCATGTAAAAGATCTGGTACGCCAGGCTATCACACATTCAATCTACCGGCGCGATAAGCTCTCCAAACTTTTTGAGGGTGAAATTGAAATTGCCAAATCAGAAGAACAGTTGGTGGACTACCTGCTCGATGAAAAAAATCAGGCCGATATATTAATGCTGGAAGATAAACTGAGAGCAAAAAAATCAATTCTGGCATGATAGCAGTACAGCAGCTATTATATGATATAGACCTAAAGTTAAATAAGGTAGCTACCAGTAGTCACCAATTTATTTCGTTAGAGGATAAGCTGATAGCCATTAACGATGCCCAGTATTTGCTGATAAAACAAAAAGTAGCTGGCTCTGTCAACACAGCAGGGCTGGATGGAAATAAGAGAAGATATGATGATCTGGAAAATCTGATTGTACCACATACAATGCTGCCGGTATTTGAAGATAATTCAGATGGACTACCTGGTTATTATTCAGATTTATCGGGTCTTTCCCTTCCTTATATGTTTTTTATAGATGCTTTTTTTATTTGTAAAAAAGGTACATGTAAGGATAGGGTGGTACATGGATTCAGAATCAAGCATGCTGATTTGCAGCAGGTTTTAAAGAATTCAAACATCTGCCCCTCTTTTGAATACCAGGAAATGCCATTTACAGTTACATCTGGCAGATTATACGGATTTACAGATGGGACTTATACTGTGGATCACACTTATCTATCCTATATCCGTTATCCATCCCGTGTTGATATGGAAGGATACATTGATTTTAATGGCGCACCTTCTGTTACTACCGACTGTGAACTAAAGCAATATCTCAAAGATGAGTTAGTAGATATCGCCACCGGGCAACTGGCGATGAATACTGAAAATACTCCAGCCGCCGGATACGCGCAGGCAAGAATACATCAACAACCCTAAATCCTATTAACCCTATAAGCCAATACCATGGATTTTTCACTTACTACCATGTTTGTATTACCCCCTAATAACACTTTGCCGGTAGCCGGATCCACTGAGGATCTTCTTCCAAAACAATTTGGGGTATTTGGGGCTGCCTACCAGCCTTATTCTTCTGTCAATGAACCATATCTGTACCTGGCTCAGGGAAGGTTAGAGAATGTTCCAAATACAGGATCAAAGAAATCCGGAAAAATTGCAAAAAATAAGATCGTCTCCTGGTATAAGGTAACTGCAGAACCTAATACATACGATCAATCTACCATTGTTTCTGATTTTCAGGTCAAATGCGGTGACCAGATGACTATTACCATCAGAGCCCATAGCAACTATATTGATAGCGGTTTTGCTAATGGCTATACGCAATCTGTAACCGTGGAGGCACCTTGCTGCGGATGCGGAGCTGATCCCTGCACAAACACAGATCCCGCTGACGTTCAGCTCATGCTCGATGATGCTATCGCCAAATTTATGGTCTCTGGCCCATTTATGGGTAGTGTGCTTTCAAACTACATCGATGTTACCCGTGAGGGGGAAGGTGCCGATGCCAAACTTATCATTAATGGTAAACCACTTACCCCGGATGGAAGGATTTGTGATGTGAGTGCTAACCCATGGGAATATGACAGGTTATGGTACGCCGTTTTTGTAACCAAAGGGGCAGATACCACGCAGGATCCGCTGGTCTATGACAGATGTGAGCAGATTGCCACCGTTACAACGACCCCTCAATATGGATTTATCAGAGGAAATTCTGAACAGATATACCAGATGGAGAAATATTACTATTCCTATCAGTCCCCGGAGTTTAAAACCCTGGTAAACAATCCTGGATGGAATGGAGCCTATGAAAGCTATGTAGTTGATGGGCAATATTACGATACCTATTACCTGAAATTTCTGTCAGTAGATGATCTGGGAACCTGGGATAATTCTCTGCCTCAGGATCAGACGGTAATTATTGCCATTCCTATCACTCAGAGCGCTCCGTTCGAGACAATAATGACAGCCTATCTGGGGGCCGCTCCAACAAATGTATCTCCTGTAGTGAGAACAACTACCACAACTAGTAGTTCTACTACCAGCACGTTCACTTCATTTAACTGACGACTCTAATGGAAAAGTTAACCCTTGAAAGAATTGAAACACTCCATCCCCGCGTACGTTCTCAGGTAAAGGAAATTCTGGAAGAGTTGGAGTTACCAGACAATGTTCAGGTTCGTATTACCCAGGCACTCAGAACTTTTAAAGAGCAGGATGGACTGTTTGCGCAAGGCAGAACCAAGCCGGGATCCAAAGTGACCAATGCTGCCGGCGGTGAGAGCATTCACAATTATGGTCTTGCTTTCGACTATGCGCTTTTGATCGATACCAAAATATCCTGGAAGGTGGATGAGAACTGGAAAAAAGTGGCGCAGGCATTCAAAGCTAAAGGATGGACCTGGGGTGGGGAGTGGAAATCTATCAAAGACTATCCACATCTGGAAAACACATTTGGGTATACCTGGCAAAAGTTGCTGGAAAAATATAAGAAAGGAGATTTTATAAAAGGTACCCAATATGTTAACCTATGATCATCCTGGATATTGACCTGATTGAGACTTATAATAGCTCCATATTAGCCATCGCAGATGTAAGCAGCTATCCACCAGAAAAAAATATTGAAAACCCATTTATTGAAATCACCCCACCGGGATTTTCAAAAGTGGGTCTTTCTTTTATCCCAAAAACGGTGAACCTGTTTAACAGCACCAGCATAGAGCTAACCAACCCGGAAGTAAAACCAGCGCCGCTGCCGGACGGTATTTATCACCTGAAGTACTCCGTTAGACCCAATTATGAAATATATACTCAGAAAACCTTTTTAAAAACAAATGGGATCAGGGAACGCTTTGATATTGCTTTTCTGAAGGCAGATGTAAGTAACTGTGACAGTAGAAGTGCTGCCAGGTTCAGATCTAAACTGGATCTGATTTCATTTTACCTGCAATATGCCATGGCAGCCGCTAATATCTGCAATGAAAAACTAGCCATGGATCTGTACCGAAAAGCTCAGCGACTTCTTGATAAGTTTGATTGTTAACCTGAAAAAAAACAAAATAAGTATGGCCAGCTGTAAGATATGTGGTACTGCTATCTGTGATTGTAAAATAGTGTGTGATGCCTGCTCTCAGACTAACCTTACCCCTGAAGCAACAGTCGCTCCTGTAAAACCCGCGTAAGGAATATGAATCTGTTTATTACCAGTAATCTCCATCCATGTCCTGGATGTCAGGATAGCCGCAATCTCATTTGTCTGATTGATAAACACCTTTCTGCCAGCGGATATAACCTATTAAGTAATTCCCGGTTGGGTTTAAGTAACCCGGTAGATATGACCACCGATAAAAGGCTTTTAATATACCGGCACATACTTTCTGCCCGAATGATTAATCCTGATTATGCCGCCGGTTTGTCCACCAGTGAGATTATCAGCCGGACATCTCAACTCCTTTATAGCTATGGGCTGCGATTGTAATAAAACCAACTATGAATGTAATGGCGTCAATGTTTCCTCAGATTGTGTTATCTGGCGGGGAGATCCTATTCCACTACTGGGTATTTGCACCGGGGATCCGCTGACATTTCTGGAAATGCAGATCATTGATAAGATCGCTGAGCTGTTGGATAAAGAAGATAAGACGCTGGAAGATTTTGATGTCTCTACCTGTCCGGCCCTAAGCAGTAAGCTACTTGGAAAAGAGCCACAGATCGCCTCCCTGCTGCAAATTATCTGGACAAATCAGTGCAGCCTCGGGCAGGCAATTACCCAGTTACAACAAAAAGTAGATGCTGAAAAACCTACCCCTTATCCATTCCAGTTAGTATGTATCACTCCTCCCGGAGGGGGAAGTTCCAGCGATGCCATTTTACAGGGTGTTTTAAATAAAGTATGTGAGCTGCAAACGCAATTAGCAACGGTTGCTCCAGCGGTAGAGGAAGCAACAAAGATAATGATAACTGAGTATCTGGGACAGGTATTAAGGGGACTTGGGAGCAGAGGAATAGTAAAATCGGGAACAGGAAGTAATCAGTCTTTCCTGTTTAACTCATTTGTCCCTCCATATTGTCCGTTGCCGTACTATGGACCAGTGACTAATTTTGATGCTACCGGAAAGGGACTCGTTGGTACTGCTTATGAAGGGTGGTATTTTATGAGTGGACTTAATGGTATTCCTGATTTAAGAGGAAGAACACTGGTGGCAGCAGTAAAAGATATTCCTGGTCTTGCCCTGGACAGTGAAATAGATCCTACAAAGGCTGATAATGCCGGTACTAACTATATACCTGGTCAGAAATTCGGATACAGCTTTGTAAAACTACTGGCAACCCAGATGCCTGTACATAACCATGGAGTTGTTGATCCTGGACATTATCACCAAAGTATATATCCAACACCGGAAAAATTTTCAGGGAATAAATTTGATTCTGCCAATCAGAGTAATACCACTCTCAAGGATACTTCAATTGCCAAAACGGGTATAACAATAGCTAATAGTGGAGGAGGGCAGTCCCATGATAATCGTCAACCCAGCTTTACCATTACCGGATACATAATGAGAATTGACTAACCATTAAATTTAAATCAGTGCCTTGTCCAGACTGCCATCCATCCGGCCCCATATATGCTTTCCCATTTCCTGATGCCCCATGTAATGATCCCGGTAATCCAGATTGTTGCGAACATATAATTAAGGCCAGCTGTATTGAAAATGATGGTCTTCCTCTTAACTGTATAGTATCTGACACGAAGGAAAAGTTGGATATCATTTTGCAAAAGATTGATCAGAAGATTTGTGAGATCACAGGTAGTAGCGATCCTTTTAATAATTATAGTCTTCTGTGCCTGGAACCGGTAAGTAGCCAAAAAGTATTTGCCGAAAAAACGGCTGCAATGCTTTGCCAACTGAGGTCTACTGTGGTGAACTTTACTACCAACATTTTTCCTGCAGAAATTACGGCTATCAGAAATGATATTACTACGTTAAATAAAGCTGGCTTCAATTATGAATGTCCAGTATTAAACATTGCCCAGGCCGATTCCATTGCGGAAACTTTATTTAAGCTTGCCAATGCTATTTGTAACGTTTATTCCTCTCAGCTAGACTTGTCCAGTGTAGACTGGAACAATTGCTCTTCGGCTGAACCTGTACCACAGACCATTCAGGAGGGCTTTAACTTTCTGTTAGATCAAATTTGTGCTTTGACCACCGGGGGACAGACTCTTCCTACTTTTGATAATACCGGAACATGTCTTACTGCAGGTACAGCGCTTGATAGCCTTTCAGATACCATTACAAAAATTCGTGCACGTTTGTGTAGTCTGCCCACATTCTCTGTTTCGGCATTAACTAGTTCCTGTATCAACTTTTCGGGGGTTACGAGCCTTGAAGGAACATTATCAAAAATATTTGAGGCGATAGATCTGCTTACCAAAAATACGATCAGACAGGTTGATACTGATATGTTCAATATTTCTGATGCCGATGGAACGCAGCCCTGCCTGGGAAAGAAAATATCGCTTTCAGGGCAGGTTGCAGGATCTGATAGACTTGTTGCTGTATCTGCGGCAGATAGTAATCCAGGGACTCTTGAAGATAAACTTGAACAGGGAGAAGGAATAATTTTGGATACATTTACCACTTCTGGCAAAATTATTATCAAAACTTCTTCCCAACCGGAATACAAAGTAAAGTCTACCTCTTCTGATGCTGCAGCCGGCTTTCTGGATGAAAAAATTATAGGATCAAATGGAACAATTAATACTGCTGTATCCCCAAACAGTGGCAAGTTACAGATATCGTCTTCAATAGATTACGATTTATTAATAGATCGTCTCTTTGATATAATGGAGACAGATGCAGATATCAAGGCAAGGTTTTGCGCTTTGGTTTCATCCTGTCCTTCTCCTTGCGCTCCACCTACTAATGTTCAGGCAATACCAGCATAAATGACTGCTCCCTATATAATAAAGTTTACGCCCACAGCCGGTGCCACCGGAACGCTCATTGAATACCGGCAGGCCGGTTCCTCTGTATGGATTACCCCAACAAGTACCCCTAACCCCACCACAGGCAGCCAGTACCCACTGGATCTTGAAAAGGGCAAATCCTATTATGTATCCGTATCAGCAATTAGTCCAAATTGTAGAAGACGAAAAGCGATTATTACCGTGGTTGTACCTGCAGGCCCAGATCTGCCGTGCTGTCCTTCCGGGTTTACATTATCTCCGGATAATACTTTTTGTTACAAGGAAGAAACAATGCCCCCCGAAATTCTTTCTTCCGGTATGTGTTTAGCCTATTCCAAAGAATCAGGAGCATATTCGGGCGATGGAGCCAGACTTTATGATCCTGGATTTTCAATTCACCTGCCTTCTTCCAATACATATACTGCACTTACAGGGGCCTATTGGACGGGAACTCCTGCGGGCTATGGTGATCCTAATAATAGTGGTTCTTCCGCTAATGAGAGCGTTATGAATAGGGACAGTGTGTGGATAGATGCTGATTGCGATGGTACAAAGGATGCACTGGCTGCATGTTCGGTATTGCAGTTTACCTATTTGCTCAATCTCTCGTCCCCAAAAAGAGTTTATGTCGGGCTGGGAGGGGATAATACATTCAGGTTAGATATCAATAACAATATTATTGTTCAATGTGAAGCTGGCCCAAGTGGAATCGTAGCATCAGGAGGCACCGTATGTGCTACTGCACCTGCAGCTTCTTCCAGTAATGTCAGTAACAGCAATTTTAACCTCTGGCATATTATCCCGGTAGATCTGCCCTCCGGTCCAAACTATCTCAATTTCCAGGCTACCGGTGATGGATCAGTAAACGATGCTTTCGCAGCGATTGTATATGATAATACTGCCCAGCAAATAGCTGCCGCCACAAGCGATGCAGCGCTAAATATCCTTTTTCGAACTGGAGACTTTAAAGGTGAACGCCTTGATATAGCTGTCTGTGAAGCCGGGTGGCAACTGGACACCAGCGCAGGTATTGGCAATTATGTGTGTCGGAAAATAACGCAATCGCCCACTATTTCCTGTTAACCCCAATATTTTAAAAATGCCAGATGTTTCTACTGGAACCACCATGATTAAGTTTGGTTCGTCTTTACGCATAGGATATCGGGCAGAAGGTTCAGCCTCTGCTTTTACCTACCTGCCTCAATATTACTCTCAGGCTCAATTACCGCTAACTTTTACTGTTCCCTCTTCCGGGAGTTGGGAAATAGAATATTCCGAAATCTGCCCGAACTGTAGCGGGGGAATATATTCTGACAGTGTAATAACTATTGTAAATGTATGATAGGTATTGATGTTTTGACTCTCACGTAATTCAACTATTCAGAAAATCAAAAATCCTGATTTCTTTAACTTGTTAGATTGAAGAAATGGCCTGTGTTTAATTATCTGCTGTTTAATGTTTTAATTTTACAGGTAAGAATTCTCGTTGTTAACCCATAACCCCTATGACCCTACGCCAGATTGTATCTGACCTCAGATCCATGCTCAAGCAGGTAAGTGCAGATAGTGTACTCACCGATAGAATGCTGGCATCTGAATTACGTAGTGCCGCCGCTTTACTCATCAGAAGGGATTTGCTATTGCGAAGGCTATGGAATACCCCAACTCTTTTTACCCAGATCAGATGTCTGAAACTCTGTGAGGTGCCTGTAGCAGAGTGCTGTAACTATTCGGCCCCCTGCACAATCCGCCGTTCCCAGTGCAGAATTAAGGGCATTGCAGATCTTGGAACATTCGGGCTGGCCATCCAGGGAATTTTTACCATTGATGGTAGGAAGAAGTTCAAAGAAGCTAATCCTTCCAGGTATGAAAATATTTTACGATTAAACATACCCAATAAAAAAGGGTATTACTGGTTACTGGATGGTTATCTGTATATCACTGATCCTGATCTGGAAGCCATTAACCTGGTAGCTTATTTTGAAGAGGGAGTAACCTTTGAGGGGACAGACTGCCAGTGCGCAGATGCGACTGTGGATCAAAGTTGTCTCAATCCCCTTGATGAAGATTTTAAATGTCCTCAGTACTTAATTGAAAATGCGAAAAATGCTGTCTATGAAAAACTCGGAAGATTGTTTAAATCATCTTTAGCAGATCCGGTGAGTAACGAAAAAGAAGAAGCGCGATGAGACCTCGAATTGATTATAGAAGTACCAGTAAAGCAGCATATAATGATTTTTGCAGCCAGCATCCTAATGAACAGATTTCTTTTATCCAGTACAAAGAAATTATTTTGGGATTTAATACGTTACTGGCAGATCATGTCCTTGAAACCGGTGAGCGCATAAAACTCCCATTTGGACTTGGAGAAATAAGTATTGCCAAGTTTCGCCCTCCCAGACAGAAAACATTTTTAAACAAAACTGGAAAAGCTGTAACGATTACCGGCCTACCCATTAACTGGCAGAAAACCCGAGAGCATAAAAAGATCATATATCACCTGAACGCTCACACTGATGGTAATAAATATCGCTGGAAGTGGTTTGTTAAAAATGCCCGTTTTGCCGGTGCTGGTTGTTTTAGTTTCAGAGCTAACAGAATCCCTTCAAGAAAATTAGCCCAGTATTTAAAGTCAGACCCTAAATACGCTCAAATATATCGCCAATGGCAGGATTAACCCATCCATCCTATTATTATCCCTACGAATTTATCTCCCCCTCATCTATGTATGCAGAAATTAAAGAGGAGATGAAAAGTTATTTTGCTACCGGGGTGGTGGATGATACCATGTTTCCTATATATACGGAGAGTGCTTTAAAGAAAATTGGGAGAGCAACCTACAAAATAGATGAAGTTATTGTTGAGCTGAGTAATCTTTCTGCATGCCTTCCAGCCGATTTCAGTTTCATCCGCGAAGTATGGTCCTGCCAGTCTTCTTATTTTACTATGCCCAACCCAGGAGCACTATATAGTAGTAATACCTATGTCATCTCTCCGGGCGGTGATTTTGACTCCTGTAATCCATGTTCATGTCCTGAGACTTGCGATAAAAAATTCCAGGTAGTAAGTAAAACGACCACACAGACCATTCTGACTTTTAATCACTCCTACCGGCTTAAGCCAGGAAACAGAAATGTCTTAAACCTATGCAGCAAGGATTGTGATGCTATCAGCAAAGATGCTCCAGATATCTTTGATATCCGGGATGGAAAAATATTTACCGGATTTACGGAAGGTACCCTGCACATCATCTTTTATAAAAAAGAATTTGACGATTCTGAGTTCCAACTCATACCAGATAACCACCGAATCATAGAATACATCAAGGCATTTTTAAAATACAAGATGTATGAACAGATCTTCAATGAGGTAGCTGATGAATCTTTTAACCAGGCAGAGCGAAAATATCAGCTATATAAACAAGAATACTATGATGCCTATATCAATGCAGACGCGGAGGTAAAGAAACAAACCATTGGCCAGAAAATCAGCAGCATACATGCTGCCAGCCGTCGCATGAACAAATATATTATCAGGTGAGAAGCGATAACCCCTATACCGCAAATACAGCCCAGCTGGGAATGAATACTGACGCTGCAATTTCAGCAATGAAAGAAGGGCAGCTGACTTTCGCGCGAAATGCAGTACTCCAGAATTTTGACGGGAAGATGCTTTGCTATCAAAACGAGCAATCTAACGAGCTTTGCGGCCAGTTAAAGCCTGGTTTTAAAGTCATAGGGTTAAAAAATATTATTGAGCAGCAGCGCTCCGTCTTTTTCATGGTTAACCCTGATTCCGGAGATTGTGAAATCTGCCAGCAAACCCATGGCCAGTGTACCTATGCAACGATCATAAATGCCCGTTGTTTAAACTTTAATATTTCATTTCCAATACACAAAGTAATAGTTAAAACATCAAACTGCAGCACCCAACTATTTTGGACTGACGGGCTTAATCCTCCACGATGGATAGATCTGGAGGAGCTTCCCTGGTTAGAGCTGCCGGATCCGGCTGACAGCACTAAAAAAATAAAACAGGAAGGAACAGCCGACTGTAATAAGCTGCTTGTTCAACCTAATTTTTCCATTCCGGTAATTACCCCCACAGCTTCAACTGTAGGTGGATCTTTAAGAATGGGTAGCTACCAATTTGCCGTTCAGTATGCAGGCAGTCTGGGTAGTGGACTCACTGGATTTTATGGCATTACCAACGCCATTGGTATTTGGGAGTCCCGTTACACCCAGGACACCGATCTTTTAAGCGATAAAGCAATTGCCTTATCAATAACCGGACTTGATAGAAGTGGTCTGTATGACTACTTTAACCTGGTTTTAATAAAAACGATTAATAATATCGCCAACGTGGAGCTGGTCGGAACTTATCCTGTTGGTAGTGGAAGCGTACAATTGATTTATTCCGGAGAAAGTAAATCAGATGTCAGGCTTACTATGGAAGATATTTTTGAACGATTCCCCTATTATGATACCGCTCAGGATGTGACTACCAGTGATAATGCCCTTATTTGGGCAGATATGGCTGTCCATCAGAAAATCAATTACCAACAGATATGGTCTAAAGTGAAATTGTTTTGGGAAACCTGGAAGATTCCTGTTACCAAATTTGAAGGATACAATAATCCCATTAACACATCGCAGTACAGAGGATATATGGGCGATGAGGTGTACGCCTTTGAGGGGTGCTTTATTTTACGAAATGGAAAAATCACTGAAAAGTTTCATATCCCTGGTAGATTGCCTACTGATTATGATCTTCAGATTATTACCGGCGATGATGTCATTGTATATGACGAGAACCCTTGTGCTGATCCAAAGCCCACCCTGCGCTGGCAGGTGTATAACACGGCTACTTTTATTGCTCACAGCGAAGACTTTATAGATCGTGGAGCAGATAACTGTTATATAGGCCCCTATCAATATGGTCTATTCGGATATCATGAGTCCACTGAGCTATACCCTGATAATAGATATATATGGGGAGATCTGGCCGGAAAACCTATTCGTCATCACCGCTTTCCAGATGCCGTCGTTTGCCCGATTCATGACGATAATACTACCGGTAATGTCGGATTTCAGCATAGTATATATCCTAAAGGAGTCCGGGTAGACCTGCGCAGCCTTTATGATGCCATTGATAACTCCGATTTAAGCGATGCTGACAAATCCCAGATTGCCGGCTTTAAAATCACTCGTGCTAACAGAGCAAGTCATAAGTCTGTAGTAGCAAAGGGGTTGCTTTTTAATGTGGGCACGTATAATTATCAAGGTACAACGAGTTTCTATCCAAATTATCCGCTAAACGATCTTCGTCCTGATCCTTTTCTGGCAGCAGAGAAAATTACGGCTAAATCCGGAGATAATCCGACAGCCCGTCTGGATGGATTTTCCAGTCAGGAAAGTAAACAACGGTATACCTTCCATTCTCCTGATACTCACTTTTATCAGCCCTATGGGGTAGATAGTGGTTATCTGAAACTGGAAAGCGTCGAATATGGTAAATCCCGATCACATTTTGTAGAGGTAAAAGATAATGCGAAATATAAATTTTTAACCAAAGATGCTACTAAGCTGGCTTTCGCAGCCGGAATGGCGAGCGTAATAACTTTAGACATCGGGGGTGGTTTCGGAACCCAGGCATTCCAGGCGCAAGCTGGATTACAGCTGCAGGCTGTAATTCCTTCTTTCACTTCTACGCTTGAAGTGATTAAAAATATCACACCAGCGGTAAATTATGGCTGGCAGTTAAATGTGGTAGGAAATTATTCCAGATCTGTTCCGGTTGAAAATAGTGGTTCGAAAATTCGCCGTATTGATATCGGCGGCTATCTCACTGCCGGTATGCAGCATTTGGGAGATATTCATACCATTAACAATTTACGACGGGAAAGCAGCGTGTATTTAAAAGTAGCGGGTCCCTTACCATTTCCCCATGAAGTTTCTGAAGACATCGCCGCTGATAATTCCAGGTACCTGATCTCTGAATCCGGATGCTCAAAATCTCCTTCTGAAATTGAAGAAAGGAATATTTGCGCATATTATGGAGCAATAAAAAGGATCGTTCCCGGACAATATGGAAGGATGTACTCTTATGAGAGCGTAGATACCGGATACTACCAACCACTGTCAGATGAAAATGGAGTAAGGCTGTATAAGTTTGCTACCGTTTTTGGCGGGGACTGCTTCATTAACCGGTTTGCACTGAAAAGAAAACTCGCATTTTTTCTTGATGAAACAGTAAATAAAGGTGAAGGAACGGATATAAACTTAGATGATCTCTCCAATATTGGATATCCTATGTTTTGGTATTCTACCAAACCAATAGATGTCGATGCTGATTTGTCCGGACTTGAAAGTGAAATGAACACCTTAACGGATTTTGGTTTTTGGACAGTACTCGGAAATCTGGTTAGTGGTGGAACAAAACCGCTGCGTGCAGGACTTACAATTCTTAATAAACTTTTCCAGGCTTACCTGGAAGTATTAGGTGTGGCTAATATCAACCTGGATTGTGCTGCCACAAAGAATATGAACGAGATAGGAAAAGCCTATCTGTTTGCTTATGGCATCCCATACTTTTTTACGGAATCAGAAGTAAATACTGATTACCGCCAGGCTATCAATATTAAGGAAGGGGACTATTTCCCAAATGTTGGAGCCGATATTCCCGATGACTGGTTACAGGAAACCTTTGTTCCGATTGCAAACGATAATCTTTACGTTTATAATAAGAGCTATTCCAAGCAAAACAAAGAAACCTATTTCCACCCTCTCCAGGAGAATTTTGATCCCACAAAAACCTGTCAGACACATTTTGCCAACCGGATCATTTATTCAGAAAAAGCAAATATGGAGGAGCTGAAAAATAACTGGTTAGTGTACAGACCCGTTAGTTATTTTGATTTGCCGAAAAACTATGGCCCACTAACCGCTGTCGATGGTATTGAAGACAGGCGTCTGCTGGTCAGGTTAAGACATAAAAGCCTTATATATAATGTAATGGCAACGCTGGATACACAGGCTGGGATTGCCCAACTTGGAAACCCTGCTTTCTTTTCAGGGCCCCCTGTTGATTTTATAGAAAGCGATTACGGATACGCTGGTAGCGCTCACAAACTGCTGATTAAATGTCCATATGGCAATATCTGGGTAGACACTATCCGGGGACAGGTGTTGCTCCATAAAGGCACTAGCATAGAGGATCTGGCTTTAAAAGGAATGAATAGCTGGCTTATGAATAATCTGCCTTTTCAGATTACTTCCCTGTTTAAGGAAATAGGTACTGACAATCATTTTAATCACATAGGGCTTACCGGGATCTTTGATACCAGGTATAATCGTTTGCTTTTGACAAAAAAGGACTTTCTTCCTTTGAACGCCGGTATTGAGTATTCAAATGGAAAATTCTTCCTGGATAATAAACAGGTTCAGCTTTCAGATGCTCAGTATTTCTGCAATAAATCCTGGACGCTATCCTATAGCTTTATCACCGGAGCATGGGTAGCTTACCATAGCTATATTCCTGATTACTACATAGGTCATCCGGCATTTTTCCAGACAGGATTTTCCGGTGGGCAATATGATCATGGAACCGCCTACACTTATGGTAGCTTCTATGGCCTGCCAGCTGAATATATACTGGAGTATCCGCTGCAATTTGGTGGACAGGAAACCATTATAGGATCTGTCCATGATTATACTACTGTATTAAAATATACCAGTGCAGAATCTTACCATGAGGTTGAAAATGATATTTATTTTAATCATGCCGTTATTTATTCTGACTCTCAATGCTCTGGAATATTGAATCTGAAACCAAAGCCCAGAGGGAACCTGAAAGCTTACCTGTCATATCCTAAATTCAATACTGATTCCAAAGATATTCTGGTTACAAAATCTGATCACCTGTTTAACTTCAATCAGTTTTGGGATATCGTTTCTTCCAGAAACCTGCCATTTTTTTCCCGCTCCTGTCAGCTACCCTCCGTGGACAGGATCTTCATCAAAGAAAATCTTGACTATGGGATGCGGCCACATACAAAATCAAGGATACGTTCTAAAGATGCACGTATCAGACTTATCTATGATAGCCAGGGGCCGTATAAGCTTATCACCAATTTTTTGTTAACCAATACCCAAGACTCTTTCAAATAATGCCTGACGATTTACAAGCCCTGCGAAAAAAGAAATTTGAACCAACCCGTGTAAGCCGCATCCAGCAGTTGGCAAAGCAATGGAATGTACCTACCCAGAATATACATACCACAGTTAATTGGGGTTATGATACTGGCATAGATATTCCGGATAGAACTGATTATTTTACGTTAGACTCTTTGGGAGCACTCACCAATCGTAAAATTGATTACGCTCCCGTTAAGGGTTATCCTGCCGGTACCTATATCCCTGCGGGCAAACCCATACCTGTAATGGATCCGGCAGCCGTTTTGCCAGGAATGACTCCGATTGGGAAATTACCACCTGTTAAGCTTCCCCCCGGCGTAAAACCAGTAATGAAAAAGGGCGGTGCAATCAAAAATGGTAGAAAGGCCCAGTATGGAGATATCCTGCCAGTTGGAAGAAACCGGAAAATATCCAGTGAGCTGGAAAATACACCCGTGTCTCCATTACCGGTCAGGGATATGCAGATTGCAGATTATTTTAACAATCCTCAGAATCGTCGTCTTATTCCCAATGACGCCTCTGTCAATGGCCCAGAGCCGGAAGATCAACAATACTACATTGATGGGAAAAATGGACAGATGTACCAGGACGGAGATCAAGGCCCCGTGCCAATTGCTGCAAATGCTGGCCGATCCGGATTTAATATGAGCCTTAATGCCGGCGCTGTGATAACAGGTGTAAATTCTGCCATTAATTCCTTGTATGATAAAAGCAGGGGCATCAAAGAGTTTTCCCGTCTTAAAAGAAAGCAGCTACAGGATAGTGGTTATAATCCCTATCAGTATGGAACTGGTTCACAGGCCATCTATAGAAATGGTGGAAGCCTGACACCGGTTGGAGGGAACTCTATTTCCGGTAATAATCCGATGTTGCAATTTAATGGCCCCTCGCATGAAAATGGTGGTATCCCAATTAATTATGCCGGGCAAAATGTGGAAGTAGAAGGAGGGGAAACAGCCTATCAGGATAGAGCCGGCGATCTTAACATTTTCGGAGACCTCACCATTCCAGGCAGCACTATGAAGTTTAAGACTGCAGGGAAAAAAATCGGCGCACTGGAAGCCATGCTGTCAAAGAAGTTATCCAAGGCAAAGAGTTTAATGGCCGAAAATGATCCGACTGATAAGTTTGAACGCCTTTCATATAATACGGGCAAATTGCAAATAGCTGGAGCCAGCAGGGATCAGGCAGTTCTCACATCGCTAAAGGAGAATTTATCCCATCTCCAGGAGAAGGCATTACTGGCAGACGGCAATAATTCCGGAAGCAAGGCAAAACATGGCTATATTATTGCGCAGGATGGTACCAAGGTGCGTAAACCCTCCATGGCTGAAAGACATAATAATCCCGGTAATATCAAATATGCCGGATGGCTTGCGAAAAAATACGGTGCTACCAAAGGAGATAAATCTTCTGACGGAGATAACTTCGCCGTTTTCCCATCAAAGCAGGCTGGTTTGCAAGCAATGAAAGCGCTGCTGAAAGGTCCTGGATATAAGTCCCGTAGCGTAGAAGATGCCATCAGCCGTTGGACAAACTCTGAAGGCTATAAAATTGATATCGGTGACCTGAAAGGTAAAAAGGTTGGCAGCTTAAATAATGCCGAGCTGGAACACATGATGAATGTGATTACACAAGGGGAAGATAGTAAGCTCTATGATCTGGATTTTCTTTTTACTAATAAGCCAAAGGATCCTGTAATTGATGCGAGCATTCATCCTCCGAAAATGACCGTTGCTCCTTTAAACCTTCCGCAGGGACCTGGTACCTATACTAACAATCCGCCAGATAGCCCAGAACAGGCAAAAGTTCCCGGTAAAAATAAGGTCCCACTCACAGATATTGATAATCCTGGATCTCCTGCTCGCCCCGGTCATCCAAATCCACTGGCCTTTTCTCAATATGGCCCAGAGCTTTTAGCGCTGGGAGAAAGACCTGATTTTGTTCCCGGACAAAGATATGAGCCTAATTTATTTGCTCCTTACCAGGTAACATTTCAGGATAAGTTAAATGAAAACGCAGCCACTTTTAATCGTGTTGCCATGCAGTCGGGAAATAATCCTTCTGCATTAAGTATTCTGGCTGGTCAGAAATATATAGCTGATTCGGCAGTGCTGGGGGATGAGTTTAGAACCAATCAGGGAATAACTAATGATATCACAAACAAAAACATTTCGTTACTAAATGACGCGCAGCTTAAAAATTTACAGCTGGCAGATACGCAGTTTGTAAGGCAGTCGCAGGCTGTAGCCAATACACGCCAAAATATTAATAATGCTATTAATTCCATTTCATCGAAGATTGCTCAAAACAGGCTGGAGACAAGAGGATATAACGCGCTGTCTTCTATGTTTCCTCAATATAATTTTGATAATAATGGAAATATTGAATACCAGCCAAATGAGGAGATGTCTTTTGGAGCTGGTGCAGATATTAGCTCACCTGAACAGTATTATCAGCGCACCAGAAACGAGTATGATGGAAGTGGAAAGTTGAGGAAGAAAGTGGTGAACACCCCATCTGATGCCGAGCAAGCCAAACTGGAATATCAAAACTGGAATAATAGCTTGAAAAAACGAATGTCGCTGCTTACTACATCGCGCAGATTAAAATCAACTTCATAGGTTAAACATCGTTAACCAGCATGGTGATAGCAGCTGTTATAGTTTTAATTTTGTTCCAACCCGATTAACCCTAATGGCAAATTTTTTAGAACAACCACGCCAGTTTAACCCATATATTCAACAAATTCCCATGGATATTTATGCCACTGTGGGAATGCAACGGCAACAGCAGTACGAACAGGGAGTCCAAAAAGTTAATAGCTACCTGGATTCCTTATCAGGATTAAATATTGCCAGGCAGGTAGATTCAGATTATCTGCAGGGAAGAATTGGTGAATTAGCAGAAAAGGTAAACAAGGTCGCTTCTGCTGACTGGTCGGGCAGGGGCATTGTTAATCAGGTTGGAAAACTTGCCGGTATCGTTGCAAATGATCCGGTAATAAAGAATGCGGTGATCGGTACCCAGAAATACCTCAAAGACGAAAGTGACATCGCAGAAGCAAAGAAAAATGGTAAATGGGCACCGGAAAACGAATGGCTTTTGAGAAGAGAGATGTCTTCCTGGATGAATGCTCCACAACCTGGAGTCAGCTACCAAACCGGCGGCTACAAACCCTATGAAGACGTGGCTGCTGAAGTTATTAAATCCTGGAAAGATGCCAAACCCAACTCTACACTCGTGCAGCGACCCAACGGTGATTTCTACGCTTATGAAACTGTTAATAATGAAACGGTTGGCAAAGATGGACGCACTTTGATAGAAACGAGCGTAAAAGAATTACGTCCTGACCAGATTGCAGATCAGATAAATGGTCTGCTTACCGGGGGACAGCGCGAGCAGCTGGCTTTCTCCGGATTATATCAACATAGAAATATTAATTCTCCAGATGATCTTAACAAACTTATTGATGGACATTTTAAAACGACTGAAGGCACTTATCAGCGGCTGTTGGATAATGAAAACCTTGAAATGTCTTTACAGGCGGGCAACGCAGGAAAGATTGCAGAAATAAAAGAACGGATTGCCGCCATTGAAAAGAAGAGATCAGAGCTTTCCGGCTCGAAAAAATCCTATAAAGAAGCAGCGCTCACCAATCCCGATGGGATTAAAAGTTCTATATACTATGAGTCCTGGTTAGGAGGTGTGAGTAATATGCTGGGCTTTTCGGAAACATCCACAAAGGTGGTTGACAATCCCAGCTACAAAGCAATGTTTGAAGAGTTCAAAGTATGGGCTGATTTACAAAAGGCGCAGATGGCTGCCACTGTAAGTATGGCACATAAATCTTCTGCTAAAAGCAAAAAAAGTGATGATGAAGAAGGCGGTGGATGGTCTCCTGTCACTGCCACTGTACTTCCCTTAAGCGAAAAAGACAGACGGGGTATTACCCTTGATAGTTTTAGAGGCAGACTTCAATCCGTTGGTGACCAGATGGATCAGAGCATGATGGGGCTTCTCTATAGAAAATTCGGAGAGTCCTATGTTAACAGAACGGTCAAAGATCTTAATGGCGATGGTATTACTGAAGATGTTTATTCGATAAAGAAGGGTAGCGAAGGAGCTGCGATTCGCGCCCAGGCGGAGTGGTGGGATGCTTACCGGAAGGGAGATCCTGGGCTTGATATTACCATAAAGGAAACACTAAAAGATGCAGATGAGAAAAGACTGGTTTCCACAAAGCTGGCAAAGGTTTTAAATGATGTGGAGGGCAAAGCCGATAATTATGTAAGGACAACGAGTCAGTTTCAGGCATATAAAAATGCTGAAAACCGATTTAATTCTCAGCCTGCTGTTCAGATATATGGTAGTATGATATCTCCTGGAGATCTGAAAGCCTATGAATCCTTAAGAATTTCAACCTCCATATCGACCCCCTCTCTTGGAATAGGATCTCCTGGTGGAACATATACGCCGGCTCCTGATGCTAAAACTCTTGCCCAGTATGGTTTGACACCGGAAAAATACAATGCTATTCTGAAAGCGGAAGGTAGTGATGACACGCCTGAAGGAGCTCATCTTTCTTCACTTAGAAATTTATACCAGCAGACAATTAAGCCACTTTCCAGGGTAAATGCTGATAAAGCGGCATATATAAAGGATGAGATAAAAAAGTACGCAGGTATTTTTAATGAAGTCGCCCTCACTCTTCCCAGCGCTAAACCTGATGAGCTTAGGCCCATAGCCAATTTTGTAAGTACCCTCGCAGCAAATGCCAGAGAAACAGAAATGGGAGGGGCCACCAACTGGAAAAAAGTAAGGGAGATGATTAATGGTGATCACCTTAAAGAAACTGCTTATTCCTACGTTCAGGACAAAGATGGTAATGTACGCCTTAGGATAAGTAATCCGGATGTTGATAAAAACAATCCCCAGGAAATTGTTGTAGATTCTCAGACTGCCAGAATAAATAATTTCTCCGTCCCCGACTTCCTGTCCTCTACCAGGTCCCTGCTGGAACTGGGTGAAAATATCCGTACCGGAAACTCCTTTGAAGAAAGTATCCCTACATCCAATGAACTCACTGGCCGCTACCAGGTTCGCCATGAGGTTGAAAATTTTAACGGAAGATATAAGGTTAAGTTATACATATCTGATCCCCAAAACAAAGAGATAAATGCCAGAGAAGTTCCCATCAACAACGTTTTATTTTCTGATTGGAACCAACTGACAGCGTTTTTGAAAAATGATGTTACAGAAAGGTTCATTACCTCTCTGCTCGCCCCTGCACAAAGTAGTCCGGCAGGGACTTCCGGTTACAATTTCCAGAATAACTTTTTTTCTACCAACCCCCTCATACCAGGTTATAACCCGACACGGTAAATATCATGATAGATAAGAATGTACTTCAAGGTAGCAGCGACCTTTCGCTGCTTCAGTCCAATTATGTTAACGGAGATCCAACTACCGATTATGCAAACAGCGTTTTAAATAAGTATAAACCCTCTACAAAGGCTTCTACCGGGTTAACTCCATTTTCCGGAGGGACGACTCCTGCCACTCAGGTGCCTACAGGTTCTGATGGTGCCCGTTATCCATACTATTCCCCTTTTGTTCCCAGTAACGAAGACTTATACGCATCTTATCAATCCTGGTACTCTAAAGCCGGCAATGGAATAATGAAAGGTGCCGGACTTGCGGGGACAACATTTTTAAATGGTACTGCAGGTCTTATTGTTGGTATTGGTAGCGCGGTATCAGATGGAAAAATGTCTAGTTTTTATGATAATGAATTTACCCGCTCACTGGACGATATCAATAAGTACATGGAGGATCGCCTCCCCAATTATTATACTACAAAGGAGCAAAATGCGGACTGGTATTCCCCTTCCAATTTATTTACTGCTAATTTCCTGTTCGATAAGGTTATCAAAAATCTTGGATTCTCCGTTGGAGCCATCGGAGCAGGCTTAACTTATGGGGCGGCGCTAAGGTCGCTGGGGTTATTTTCCAAAGTTGCTTCCGCAGGCGGGCTTGCCAGAGCGGCAGAACTAAGTGAGCAAATGGCTTCCGCCGTACCCCAAATGCAACAGGGTGCAGCTGCCACTAACAGTATTCGGGTAGCAGCCGGAGAGTTTCTTTCAGGGTTTAATACACTTAATACTGCACAACGAGCTGTGGTCTCAGGTCTTTCAACCATTGGAGAGGCTAATTTCGAGGCGCTTTTGCAATTAAATGATTACCGCCGCGAGCTGATTTCCAATTATGTAACAGAGAATGGGGTAAGACCTACCGGCAAGGATCTGGACCAGATCAATCAATATGCAGAAAAAGCGGGTAATACCATATTTGCACTCAATGTTCCCCTCTTAACAGCAACTAATTACATTCAACTACCCAAAATATTAGGGTCTTCCTATCAGGCAGAGAAAAGTATCTTTTCTTCAGGTGTCAGGAATGCGAGCGCTGTAGCTTTTGATAAAGAGGCAGGCAAGTTTACCTCTACCATTGCTCAAAAAGGATTTGGGAAAATGCTAAATCGGGCTAAAAATGTTGCTGGGTTGTTTTTTGCCCCATCAGAAGCATTTGAGGAATTAAGCCAGACCTCATTTAATTTCGGAGTTGAAAATTATTATAATAAAGCCAGGCAGGGAAAAGATACAGACTTCTTCTCAGATCTGCTGGGAGAGGGCTACCGGCAGGGGATTACTACCAAAGAGGGATTGGAGTCTGCTTTGATTGGAGGTCTCAGCGGTGGTATTTTTGAGTTAAGACATCAAATCAAAGAACGTGGATTTACCGGTTATGGTGGCAGCCAGGCCGCCACTAATAAGGCGGCCATCAATTTATTCAATAATAAACTTTTCTCTGGCTTCCTTTCAGATACCCGTGACGCTGTAGACCGTGGTGGTATTATCCAGATGCAGCGAATGGAAGCTATTCGCAGAGGCGATTTTCTTGAAGCTAAAGAGCTTCAGACTGATTTTACGCTCAATTATCTGGCCCCCAGGATAAAATATGGTCGTTTTGACCTGGTAAAAGATGATATCTCCACCTACCGTCAGCTGGCTTCTACTCCCGAAGGACTCAGGCAGTTAAAAGATCAGGGTATCATCGCTGATGATACTACCAGTGAGCAGTTACTTTCCCGTATCAGCAATATGGAAACCCATGCTGATAATGTGAACCATTTATACCAATCCTTAAATATCCGGTACAGTGGACAAAAGGATAAAGATGGAAAGCGTATTTATCCAGATGAAGTTATCGACAAAATGGTTTATGCTGCAGCAAAGGTGAGTGATTATGACATGAGGGTACCAGCTTTATCTTCCAGTCTGATAGATGCCAGCATCAACGTTCAGCCTATCCTTGATGAAATGGCACAGAGCGATCATCCCTCGGAGGCTACTATCCGTCCTGCTATAGAGCAGATTAAGAACCTGAATATATTAGCTGATAAGAAAGATGATATACGCGCCGATCTGAGAGATCTTGTTGAACTGACGATGAGAAGAAAACAGTTTCTGAAGGAATATGACAGCTTGAAAAATAAACCGGAAGAATATATCACTAAGAAATATGGGCCTGTAGTTACTCAAAACGGGGATACTGAAATTATTATTCCTCAGGTAGATCAGGATGGCAAAAGTTATGATTATAAGGTTAAAACAGGTAGTAAGTACGGTACTTCCACTACTTACCAGCGAAATGGGAATGCTTTTGTTGTAAATCCTGAGTTAAATATTGTCGAGACCAATCCACTTGGAGAAATACGAACAACTCTACCTGACGGGCAGACAAAGTTTTTATTTCCGGCAGAAATGTCTGGTTATAAGTTATCAGATCCTCTCACTGAAATTGAAGCGCAAGTCCTGGAATCAAAAATGAATGATGCTATCGATCAGACGGTAAAACTTCCGGCATTCGATCATTTAGAGCAGGAAATGAAAAATAAGACACTTGCCGAAAAGCTTGACATTATTAATTTTCTTGACGATAAACAGCTGGCAGATGAGCTGGAGAAAGCATTTGGCATCATTAACAGCGATTTTGAAAATACACGAAAGAGTATTCAAAAGTTAACTGAGGACCCAGTTGTGAGTACTCAGGTAGACAAAGGTTTTGCAGAAGCAGACGGGCTTGCCGGTACAACGCAGACTACTGATCCTGCGGAAGATAAAGAAATCATAGATCAGGTAAATGAAGATCAGGGAGCAAAAAAACATATCACTACCTTATTTCGCTCATCAACATCAGAAAATTCAGCCATTTCCGGTGTCGGAGAAAATGATGACTTTCATCGCAGGGCAAATAAGTTATTAAATAATATCGACGATATAACAGATAAAGAAAACATCCGTGTTGCAGTTGTAACTTTTGCTAATCAGAAGCAGCTTGGCCTAGAGGGGTTAATTCCTGATAAAGTACCCGGCTCCACGACTTCTTCGGCTGATATTAATGAAGGTATTATCAGGCTTGTATTTATTCGTTCCACATCTGCCGGAGACTATTTTGTAGACCAGGGTGGAAATAACATGGAAAAAGTGGGTACAAAACCAGACTTTAATAAGCTGGTATACACCACAATGCCCAGTACTTCGCTTACCTGGAAAAACTATGAATTACGATATATATCAACTGGGAAAAGGGCTTCTACTCCTGCCCAGGCAGGGACTTATCAGGATGCCTACAGGATTAAAAGAACTTCCTTATTATCCAGGGCAACCGGCTATGAAGTATTTCCGTTCTCTGTATCGAAAGGATTTGCATCTTATGATAAAACCGGTAACTCATATGCTGTTACGGAGTCTCTTGTTCCGACCAGGGAGCTCAGTAATAAATTACTAATAATTCCAACGCAGCAAACAGAAGAAGTAAATGGTAAAAAAGCGGGTAGCATCATTCATAATGATCAGACCATTTATTTACCATTAGGTAGGCCCATTCTTCAGCGCGGAGCAACCCTTGTTCCTCTTAATAACAGAAAACTTACCGGCAAAGAAAAGCAGGTTATAAAAAAGCTGATCGTAAAACTAGCTGATGGAGCCTCTAAAGGCACTGTCGATAAGGCAATTCTTAATTATTTTCAAGGTCTTTTATATTGGAAAAAGCCCAGTGATACCAAAGCTGCCACCAAAGGGCAGATATGGTATAGTAAAGGTTACCTGTATCTGGGGAGTAGTACAAATAAAACCCCATTTCTGCCCCAATTGCTTTCCTCTTCGCCGCAGCTGGAAAAGTTCCTGGACGATGTTTATGTAAGTGCCAATAATTTTCTGCTTACTCAGCGCTTTTCTCAGCCATTTAATGAAATCGTTGATATTGATAGCCAGGATAATCCAGTACAAGTCCAGTGGAAGAGCTATCAGCACTTTCTGCTATCGGGTTCATATATTACCACCGTAGATGATACTTCGGGTTTAGCCGGAACTGCAAGAGCTACTGACCAGATACCTTTCACAACTGATATTGCACCTGTTGCTGCTACATCTGATAAGTATGCTGCTACTTTTCAGGGAAGATATGTTACGCTCCAGAATTTTGACATATTCCCCCACACAGCTACTCAGCAGGCGGGTACTACAACGTCTGCAACCGTTACTCCCCTTGCTCAGCAAAGTCCTCCTCCTGGAGAAAGTATTACTCCAGTGGCTGAAACCGCAGATTTTGAACCTATAATAAAAGCAGGTGATTTTGTACTTGATGGGGTCACGCTGAACCTGATTTCCTTTGAGGGTAAAAAACTGGCGAGCGTGGCGGCAACTTTTTCCGCTGAAGGTGTGCAGTTTACCGATTATAAACACTTGCGGAAAAAAGCGCTTACAGAAGACTTTAAGGCAAGCGTTCTACAAATTGCTACTGTTCAAATTAACCAGGCAGTACTTGCCGAAATCGAGAAACGTACCTCTGCAGCTGAACAATTAACTGTTAGCCCCGAAAGTAATGCTCCTTCCCCTGCTGTTGCCCCTATAGCGCAAACAGCAGATTTAAATGCCACGGAAGCAACTAATACAGGCCCGCAGGCGGAAAGTAATGTGTCTGGTAAAACTGCTGAAGAGATTTTTAAAAACCTGCGTCCAAACAGATCAGGAAATGACATCGCTGGTGGTCAGTACAGGATTATCAGCCATCTTCCTAGCTCCAGGGAGAATATTCCGGCGTTCAAAGACTATTTAAGTAAAGTGCTGCCGGCAGTACCGCTTCGCGTAGTAGACAACCTTATATCCACAACAGATGGAGGATACGCATGGGGTGTTTTCCGGGATAATGCTATCTACCTGTATGAAGGGGCTGAAATAGGTACCGGTTATCACGAGGCATTTGAGGCAGTATATGGTATGTTTTTATCCTCCAGACAACAGCAGGAGATTATAAAGGAATTTAAAAAACGATCCGGATCATTTATAGACAGGGTTAGTAGTAATCAAGTTTCCTATAATAAAGCAACTGATCACCAGGCCAAGGAACAAATTGCTGAAGAATTCAGAGAATTTAATCTTAGCGGAACACTTCCAGAGAGGCCGGCAGCCGATGGTTTTTTCAAGCGGCTTTTAAATTTTATTAAATCAGTTCTGCTTGGAAAGGCAGCAAGTATGCGAGAGATATTTTCCAGAATTAATGAGGGTTATTATTCCCGCATGACTCCTCCCTATGCCAATAGGGTCTCAGCAGAGCAGTACAGCAGGTTTATTCCCGGATTAAATACCAGATTTATTCAACAGGTGATGGAAGGGATGACATCGATGGTATTTGAAGAGTTGTTTTCAGAAAACAGAAGTCTGGTGGAGTTTGATGAATATCATCTTTCGGTTTCCGATCTCTATAAAAAGGTTTATGACCGGATGCAGGTGTATTTTGATACTTCGCTCCCTGAGGGTTTGTTGGCAGATATTGAAGATGCTAAACTAGATCAGAAAGAAGCTGAAAAAACGATAGCGCTTTATACTGACTTTTATAATAAAACCTGGCTACCCATAAGTAACAACTGGCAAAAGCTTTTGCAGATTAATGAATCTTTCCTGAAGCCTTTTAATCTGATTTTTGAAACTGATCTGAACCAGGAAGAACTGGAGGCCGCTATCAATAATCCAGGTAAAAACCAGCGTGATTATGAGCGAGACATCTTAAAAATCAGTGCGCGAAAGAATGCCGCATCTTCTATAAAATTATTATTTGCTACCCTCACTCAGGTAGAAGATGACGGTTATAATTCGGCAAAACAGGATGTGCTGATTGCGCCAGCAAAAAAACTCTCCTCTATCAAACTCCCACAGCTCGTCAATTATGCTAGAACCTTCAACAGGATGCTATATGAGGTCGTAGGGTCTATCTCCCCAAGCGATATGATATCGAAGATTAAAGGGCTGGCCAGAAAAGATAAAACCTACATACGGCTATATAATCGACTCAAAACGGGGACTGGTTATGATAATCTTTCACTTTATGACTGGAAATTATTAATCAAACTGTATAGCGTCTCTGCCAAACAAAGACCTGACTTTTTCATCCAGATTCAGGATGAGGGAGGCCGGACTTATCTTGCCGGTGCAAATGAAAACCGGCAGACCAGCCAGGTAATAAGCTCATGGCTAAATAACCTGAAAGCCAATGCCGGCAATGACAAACTAATTTATGTAGATACTAATAGATACAGGGTTAATCCAAAAAAATTAGCTCCATTTACCGAAGCTGTAAAGCAGCCATCAGGTAAAATATCATTTTTAAATTCCCTGGGTATTGATTTTACCAGTCAGGCTTATGACTTACTTTCCGATAAGGATAAAAGGAAATTTAATGATGCTACCCAGCGGTTATTTAACCAGCTATTAAAGACTGCCGATATCGCCACCCTTTCGGGTAGATCCTTAGGGATTACAGGTGCACTTACAAAACTGGCAGAGGTTTATGTAAAAGCAAATGGAGAAAGTGCTGAAAGCCAGCATTTTAATATTGATGGTGAACCTGTCCAAAATCTGCTTTTGCACAATTATGTATCCACCATATTAAATGATCTGAATTATTATCCGACAAAATCTGACCTGGTAAATGCTTTACCGCATCTTTCAGATTCTTTTTCTACTGGTTCCTTACTTCTGGAAAACGGTGGTGTATTGTTTGACGATGACGGTAACCGAAGGCCAGATCCTATTAATATTTCTATCATAGAGGGAATGAAACCAGTAGGTCCCCGGGCAGGAACCTCCACGGAAAAATTAAGCCTTTCAGGAAGACGTCTGCAGGAGTTTAACCAGAATTTGAATGGTATTTATTATGTGTTGCTACCAGCAGATTCCCGGACTGAATGGAGTTTGAATCTTGATAAGTTTCATTATATCCCTTATTCGGATTTATCCAATCCTGGAGTCCTATCAAATAAAGTCTTCCGGATTTTTGGTGGATATCTTCAGGCGGAAATGGAGCTGGTATCAAAATTTAAAGATCGCTCTCACATCAAAAATATTAGGAAACAGGGAACCGATCTCCGGTTTTTTAAGGGGATCTTAGGCCAGGATCTACATGCCAAAGCTATTGCTGCTATTAATACTGGCTATGATCACAAAACATGGATTAGTGATAACCGCACAGCCATCGGCCAGCAGATTAAAGAATGGTTTGATAAGCGGGAAGATGAATTATTTAATTACTTCAGGGATTATGAAGTGATAAAGCCTGAAAATGAAAACCTGTATACATTCTCCGGGCTTGATAGTGATTTTAAGGATGACAATAAGATACCTGAAAAATTGACTGAAGCTGAAATCCGTTCTATTATTCGGTTCCGCACGTTGAACTACAGTATTCAGAATACAGAATTTCACAAGATATTTTTCGGAGACCCTGCTTTATATTCAGATCCGACCAAAAGAATCAAATCTTTCCTATCCGGAAGAGAGACTACTTATCATTCGGATCCTTATTTTAATACGTTTGCCAACAACCGATTGAATGCCACTTCGTTATCCGATGATAGGATTATGCTAAAGCTATCAGATCCTGGTTACTGGGAGTTTAAGGACTATATGGTCACTGCAACCGTGGCAGATATTGAGATCGTAGGGTCGTTGGCATTAGATCATTCTATTCCAGAAAACTTAAGAGCTGCATATGAGAATGCCAACGAAGCCGACGCTCAAAGTTGGATAACGCTACCGGCCTATCGTGAATTGTTGCTAAAAAGTGGCGGTAGGTGGACGGATGCGATGGAGCGACAGTATCAGTATGAGATGGCCTATGAAAGACTGGGCAGATCCAAAACTAATGGATTCTCCTATGAAAACAGGGGAGACTTGAGAAAACACGATGAAGATCTTGTTAAAAAGGGTAATCCGCAGTCAGGTATTTTTCATGTTATAAAACCGATTGGAACTGGCGTAAAAGCAGGAGCTGCGTTTGCCGATATCTTTTTAGATAAAACTTCTGCTATGCCTATATATTATAGGATGTCAGAGGGTAGAGGTCTGGGCAAACTCTATGGTAAAATGAGCGCCGCAGGTATTTCCTATGCAATTATGGAAAGTGGCCGTAAAGTAGGTGCTGAATTCCTGAATCCTGTTTACCAGACAAACGGCGATTTTAATCCGGAGCCATTTTCTGGCAACGTGAATGTTCCATTTAAGTACTTTGGAATACAGCTGGAAACAGCCGGCACAAAACATAAACAGACCAGGGGAACCCAACTGACAAAGCTTGCCATCATTAATTTACTTGCATCCGGCATCCCTCAGGATATTTCCATGGATGCAGCTGCGTGGAATAAACTTTCAGAAACCGAAAAGATACAGCTATCTCCTTCCTATAAGTTAATCTCAGCTAACATTGCCATATTGAAGGCGATGGCTGATAAAGGCTATCAGCAGGTACTGGACCAACTGGGAATTTCGGAGACAGAAAATGGCTTTCACATTGCCGATAAAAAACTTGTGGCAGCTTTTATTTCCCGAGAGGCGGAAGCCAGGGACTTACCTGATAATTTCAAGAGTGCTATCGGAATAGATGCAGAGACGGGGGACTTTAAAATTTCATTAGAGGCAATCAGTAATTACAGGGCAGTAAAATCTATTATTTATTCTATCGTAGATAAAAAGTTATTGTCGCCTAAAATGCCTGGTGGGCCAAAGGTGCAGGTAAGTTCTGCTCTTTTTGAACGCAATAATCGCCAGGCGGTGTATAAGCCGGCAGGAGCCAAAACAGCTAATTGGGAAAGGGTCACAGATTTTGATAAACTAACCGACCAGGAGAAAAGTTCCGTCAGACTTACTTCCAGCGATTTAAAGTTCTATACCAGAGACGCCCCTTATATAGAAGTATATATGCCTCACTGGTTTCGGGAGAAACTACTTGAAAGGGGATCTGGTAAAACTGACCAGGAGTTAATAGATTATCTGAACTCAAAAGGTTCTGATTTGCTTACTGGTATTGGATTTCGTATTCCTACCCAGGAACTTAACTCCGTTGAGCATATAAAAATTAAAGGTTTTTTACCCCAGGAGATGGGCGATACAATTATAGTCCCCTCCGAAATCGTACTCAAAGCCGGCAGTGACTTTGACATTGATAAGCTGAATACTTATTTAAAAAACTTTTACATCGGTAAAAACGGATTCCCTGAACCGATATCTTTTGTGCATGCTGATACCCAGACTGACGAAGGACTTAAGGTTTTGTATAATCATATCTTTGGAACTACCGAAAACATCCTACGCATTGCTCATCGGCAGCTTGCCGAGCAGGCGGAAAGAGGACAACTAAAGGCGCAAAACAAAATAGGGTTTTCAGAGGAGCATTCCAGATTAATAGAGAGTGTATTTTCCAGCCTGGCAGAACAGTTAAAAGAAGCAGGAATTAATGAAAAGTCTTACCAGCGTGCAATTGAAAAATATATACCCTTTGATAAGTTTTCCAGCATGGTCTCAGGTAAAAATATTTACCAGATTTATTCCATGTTTGATTCCGCTGCTCTGGAAAATGAATATATAAGGACACTTCAGCAGTTATTATCCCTGCCCGAAAATTTTGAAAGGCTTATACAGCCTAACAGTGCCGATGAGTTGGTAGCTCTTCGGGGGGAACTCAACCAGGCGCTAGGTATAGGTGCTGAGGAAACAAAAGGAAATTTTTCATTACTGCTGGATCCATTTTATATGTCACAAACCAGGCATAATTTTCTGAGTGGAAAGGATGGAGTAGGTATTGCAGCACTTCAGCAAACCAATACTGCCTTAAGCCAACTAGCCGGAATTGTCCTTGATCACAGAAATTTTAATAACAAACTTTCCAATGCAGAAAAATCAGTTGTCAAAAATATAACCGTTCAGTTGCCTCATAATACCGTGAGTGTGGATGGTGAGGAATTTATCAGTATTTCGGCCATTAAGGATACTATTGGAAAATATATTTCAGATAAGATCAGCTCGTACATAAATGGTTATGTAGACGTGGCAAAAGATCCCTTTATCATTGAACTTGGGGCCAGTCTCAATGTTGCCAGCACATACATGTTCCTGGAAAAAATCGGGGTGCCGACCAGGGATGTGATCTTTTTTATGAACCAACCCATCATTAAGGATTATTTGAGATTGCTTTCCATCAAAGGTTTTAATACTGTTTTTTCTGAAAAGACAATCAGGTACATTAATCAGGCAAAAGGTTTGTATCCTACCGGAAAAGTTGCTGTCGGCGCAATTGACACCAGCAATTTAAAAACCTTTATTGAGAAAAAAAGTAGAGGGAAGAAGTTCTCAGATATTGAAAATGGTATTCAGCAGCAAATACTCGATGAATTTCTAAAATACTCGGTCTTTTCAGGTCACCTTTTTAAATTAACGCAAGGTAGTAATTACGACACCGATTATTTTAGTGACGCTTCCCTGGTCTTTAGAAAGCAGACTTTCACCAGACAGGCAAGAGAAGGGAATCTTTTTAATAGCATTGATAAATTACTGGATAAGTCTTTTATTGGCACCATTGCCCAGTATCTGGGAAAAGTTAAATCAGCTTTAGGAGAAATATTTCTTTTTGACAGGCCATCTACCATGCAGGGTTTTGAGCAAATTCTATCCTATTATTTGCCTAAAGATGGAGCAGTGTCAGAAGATGATTTTCTCACTATCGCTTCAAAACTCCAGAGCAGTTTCCTGGACTTTATCACTCAACTGGCTTCAGAAAACAGTCTGAATACAAAAATTCAGGATCTGTTACTCGGACAGGATGCCGTGGCAGCAGAACTGGTGGCCTTTAAAAAAGCAATTCCAGCCGGGAGTGATCTTTCCGAAAACACAATACTTAAGTTACTGGAACCTGTTTACGATGATGCTTCCACCATTGAGCCACAAAATGTTAAGCTGACTGAGAAAGCATATGATAGCTATACTTCCAATCTTTACACGGAAGCCATGCGTGAGCTCAGAGACAACGTGCATTCTGCAGGTCTGTATAAACGACTGATCTTGTTATCGCTGGTGCAATCAGGATCGAGAAGATCTCCAATATCATTTACAGATATTATTCCTGTAGAGGACTACGCGCCGATAGTGACTCGCGCCCTCGAAAATTTAAGCAAAGGTAACTTTATCCGTGATTTTGTTTCCAGCTTTGCATTCCAGCGAGTTCATTATTGGGATGAGCGCGTTGTCCCCACTGTTGAACCAAAGGAAATATCTACCTACTACGGCTCATTTACCCCTCTTTATGAGGTGCCAACACGACTTTACAAGAATTTAAGCATAGTAGATGGATCTTACCAATTTATCCAGCTAAGTACTCATTTCCAGTCCAGAGAAAGTAATTACCCGGTTGTAAAGATCAGGCAGATAGCCATTAACCCGGTAACGAAAGCACCATACACTCCTGTAGAACAAGCACAGATGAGGAAGAACGGTGATTATTCCTTTTTTTCTATTAAGCTTTTTCAGAAAGTAATGATGGAGGATACAAATGGAAATGACGTTGCACTCTCATATGATGATGATCAGGTGAAGCGACCTGGCGCAAAATTTTACATTTACAAACAGATCAATGCCTGGGGAAAACCAGGACTTGTGCTGGAATATTATGATCACCCTCGCGTCTCTGTACTGCCTTCCAACCAAAAAATAGATGAATTTTCTGATGCCCAGGTTATCGGTGCTTTTCAAAACAGGGATGAAAAGATGCTGCAGTTAAATGATTCTAATGTAGATACAACCATCCCATCAAAAGCAGGAAAGCAAACGCTCGATAAAGTTTACAATTTCCTTGAAAAAATCGGGGTACAAATAAAGGATGTTAATCAGATCGTTGTAAATGGAAAACGGATAGATGCCAGTGCAGTAGCCGATATTTTGAATAAAACCATTCAGGTTGTAAACGGTAAACATGATACAGCCCTCCCGGAGGAGGCTATGCACTTTGCCGTAGAGCTAGTTCAGCAGTCTAATCCGCAGTTTTTTAAAGGGCTGCTCAGAGATATAGGAAAGTTCAGGCTGTATAACGATATATTATCTCTCTATGGAAATGAGCCGTTATATCAAAAGGATGGAAAGCCAGATATCTTAAAACTCAAAAAAGAAGCAATCGCCAGAGTCCTGGTAGAGGTAATCATTAATAAGTCAGAAGGCATCAATGAAAAACCTGAATTACTGGCCCAGGTGGGATCATGGTGGGAAAGGATAATTAGTTTCCTAAAGAATCTTTTCTCCAAAGGCCCCTTAAATTTATTTGAAACTGCTGCAGGCAATATTTTAAATGGACAATTTAGTGATGAACCAATAACAGGTCAGAATGAAGTCTTTTTTCAATTGAATAAAGACACTCATCAGAGCCAGCTTTCTGACAAGCTTTTAAATCTTCATTCCCAACTTTCTAAAGAAGTTTCAGCTACCAATGGTCAGGATAGTTACTATGTTATTGGGGGGAAAAGGGTAAGTGAGCGTGTAACCAATCTATCAAAACTTTATTACGAACGTAAGTTTCGCAATAAACAAATCTCTGAAACAGAGCTTCAGAAGGCAATCAATGATCAGAAGAAGGAAAAGGGAACAGATGGACACGCTGATCTGGAGGATATTTTTCACCGCATGATTGGTGATGACGGGTTTTTAAGAAATGAGGAGCTTTTACAAACCATTCCTTCCCGTTTGTCTCCTACAGACAACTCTTTTTATAGGACATTGGAAAACAACATGCGGGAGCGTCTTCGCAGCTTTAAGGCCGGTACCAGATTCTTTAGTGAGCTAATGATTTATGACGAGGAGAAAGATATGGCCGGTACCATCGACTTTCTTGCCATTGAGCCAGATAACGCTGACGGAACACCTGGAAAGATCCATATTCTCGACTGGAAGTTTGTAAATTTAAAAGAGCAGGCCACAGATATTCCTTTCTACAAGAAAGAAGCCTGGAATATCCAGATATCTGAATATTTAAAAATGCTTTCCCGCCCTGTATATGGCGCAGTAAAGGATAATTTTGGTATGACCAGAGCTATACCCATAAAGGCTCTATATTCCTTTGAGGATAATGAACGCACCAAATTAAAGTTATTTGGTGTAGAAATCGGAAATGTTAATGTCAAAGCTATTACTGATGATACTTTACTTCCTGTTCCAACAAAGTACGAAAGTACTGGTAACAAGGATTTGGATAAGTTGATATTTGCCCTCAATAGCCTTCATGAAAAGATTTTTGATACCAGGTCTGATCCCGGAGCAGAGTATCTGAAAAACCAGCGGCTTAATGACATCACAACTGCTATCCGCAGACTACAAATGAAGAAGGAGACGGAGACGCTTTTCAAATTTGCCAAAAATGATATTTACAACTTCAATGCTTTCTTCCGTAAATATTTTGAATTGCTGGACTCCGGCAAACAGGAGCTGAATGCAACTGATGTTAATGAACTTTCCGGAAAGATCCTGGATGCTGAGGATGTACTCACCCTTTATAAAGACTTCAATGTTACATTCCGGAAGATATTCTCATACAAGGACGCTGAAAGCAAGCCAATTCTTCAGGAGTCTGAAATGATAAGTGATGACGCAGAGCTGGTATTAAGCAGGATTATAACTCTTGCCAATAACCTGCGTGTCAATAGCATCGCTCGTGGTCTTGAAGTGGAAGATGTCCTGGAGCCAGAAAAAGTGGTTACCTGGTATCAGAAATGGGTCAGGTCACTTTCTCAAGGTGCCACAAAAGCCACGGAGATCCTTTGGGAGATCGTGAAAAATATCAATACCCGTATTCAGATTGAGTTTTCAGAGGAAATTGAGAAGCTTATCTCGTTAGAAAAGAAAGTGAGCGAATGGCTTCGTACAAGCGGGCTTTCTTTTAAGGAATTACAGGATATGATTTTTCAGAAAGATGCAAAAGGCAGATGGAACGGAAAAGTAATATCTACAACAAGTCCAGAGTTTTATGCTGAAATGACCGATGCGCTTACTAAGAAGAATGCCTCATGGGTAATGGGCAATATTGATCTGGAAGCCTATAACAAATGGTATAAAGAGGAGATGGATCTTCGTAAGAAGAATTTTGAGACATCCAGGTTGCATGAGGACGAAAAAGAAGATGCTGCCCTTAAAATAGCCAGGCTACAGGACTTTAAAAAGCATTTTGATATCATGGATAATCCAGATACGGCTATAAGTCTTGCTAATTATAAGCTAAAAGCCTATCCTGACTTAAATATCTGGAAATCCAAAGAATTCGCTCGTTTACATGAACCCCACAATGAACCTGTTTTAGCGTTATATAATTTCTGGATAGCTAAGCTGGAAGAGTCCTATAAATTAGGAATGTTAAAATCCTGGGAGAGAAAAACATTTTTTCCTAATGTAAGAAAGGATTTTTTGGATAAGATTGTTTTTGGAGCCGAGTCCGGCGTGGTCAAAAGTGCAAATCTGAACTTTTTGAATTCAGTCCGAATCGATAATAACGATGAAGTTTTCGGTTATACTGATATCAACGGAAATCCTCAAGACAAGCTCTCATCACTTTATCATTATGACCTGGGCGAAAAAATCCTTGATAAGGACGGGGAGTTATTCAGTGATTATGCAAATAAAAGCACGGATATATTTAAGGTGATGGCCCTTTGGGAAAAGGAAATTATCAAGTATCGCCACAAATCTGAAGTAGTAGATACTGTTAGATTGCTTCATTTTACGGAAAAAAACAGGCAGGCTATATCCAGGTCAAAGAGGACAGGAGGTATTGCTATCAAAGAGGACGGAGAGCCTGTTTTAATAGATAACGTAGAAAATACTGAATACTTCAAAAACTACATGGATTATTACTTCTATGGTAAGCGTCTTTCCGAAGGGCAGGATGTAACTTTTCAGTTTAAATATAACCGGCTGGCAAAAAAAGTAAATGAATTTTTTAAGTCGGACCTGATGCCTGTCTCCAGTGAAGAGGAAATTACCATTTCCGGGAAGAAAATGATCCGAGCAACAAATCGTTTCTTTCAGATGAAAGTGCTGGGTCTCAACCTGGCTACTGCTTTAACTAACTATCTGGGAGGTAAAGCCAATGCCTATATGCTCGCTGGAAAGTATTTCACAAAATCCGATTATACAAAAGGAGCGTTACAGCTGGCCAGTGCGAAATTTCATACTGAAGAAGGGAAAATACATGCCGGCCTGCTGAACTATTTTCTTCCCCTGACAGAAGATCGTACTGGTGAGCAGATTAAACAGCTTTCTGTTTCCAAAGCCGTCAAACTGCTCTCCAGTGATCATTTGTTTTATCTGATGCGAACATCTGATAAAGGAGTCCAATATCCAGCAGCCCTGGCCATGTTTAGTAATACGATGGTTAACGATGGTAAGCTGGTAAATATTCGTCAGCACGTAAAAGACCTCAATAATTACGGGAGTATTTATAGCTTAAGTGGCCCTGATCAGCAGGCGCTCCGTGCAAAAATTGAAACAGAGATTGAGCAGTTAAAAAATACAAAATCTTTGCCTGTAGTTGCAAAAATCGAGAATGATAAAATTGTACTGGATGGCATTACCCGAAACTCCAAAACAGTAGCGGATCTACGCAATAATATTCAGCAGTTTAGCAAGGATGCTTTGGGCAACATGAGCGAGGACGATATTTCCCAATACCGTATGACGCTTTTAGGGCAGTCATTTATGATGTTTAAAAACTGGATACCCAGGATGGCCGATGTCAGATTCGGTGAATTCCGCTACCAGATTGGTACTGATAGCTATGAATGGGGTAGGGTAGCTATGCTTTTTAATGCACTAAGGCATGGAATACTTACAGGTGCCAAAGCTTCTATAGCATCACTTGCTGGTAAAAACGAAGGTCTTATTGATATTGCCAGAAAAGTTTACCTGGAGAAAAAGCGTCAGGCGGAAGCTACCGGCAGACCATTCAAAATGACGGAGGCTGATTTTGTTGATATGTATGTTAAGGGTATCCGTACCCAGCTCAAAGAAGTAGGACTAATGATGTCTATGCTGGGAATGCTAATGTTTGCCAAATCAGAAGTTCCAGATGACGATGATGACAGGACGACAGGCGTTTATAAATGGCTTACCAGAACACTTGATAAAATGACAGATGAATTGGGATTTTTCTTAAATCCGCTTTCTTTTACGGCCATTGCCAATGGTAGTGTTTTCCCATCAGTGCAGCTTATTAATGATATTGTCAGGTTTACCAGCGGAATGACAATGGAATCCTATTTCCTACTCATTGGAGATGAAAAGGGCGCTGAAAAGAACAAGGTTATGAAATACCTGTTTAAAACATTTCCGGTATCAAAAGAGCTGATGACCTATGTTGCTATGTTTAATGAAGATCTGGCCAGGGAGTATGGTATTACTATAACTTCCCGTGCAAGAATAAGATAAAAACTGTTACTATGCCTACTATGAGGAATTGTCAGCCCTGCAATTATATTTCCGGTAATGAATGTACCCAGTATACCGGACCCACTTCCCAGGATTGCGGACTGGTAAACGGAAACTGGTATATTATCGACGACCTTATAAGCGCATTAACCTGCGCCGGCTTCAGCACAACTACTACGTCGTCCACTACCATAAGTGACCAGGAGGGAGGATGTATAACCTTGCTGGTGGAAGGTTTTAATCAGATCTATAGCTTTGGGGGTAACGGTTTTGCTACCTTAGTTTATAAGTTATATGGTGACATGGACAAGACGCAGTTAATCTATGAGAAAAGTATAGAACATGGGAATGCAGATGCTTATACTCTTTTTAATGCTCAAAATATTCCAGGCCCTATTTATCCAGTTATTTCAGCGTTCATGACTTCTCCTGATGGCAATCCATATTACAGCTATGGTAGTGGTCTTGACCTGATTATTGTTACCAATGATATGATAAGATATGCCAGAACAATACCAATGCCTGTTGAGGGTAATAATATTTTTCCGGCGCTACCGGCCCTTCCCAGGGGTAGAACTAAAATCTACCTGAACCTAAATGCTTTTGATTCTAACAGCAATCCTGGACAAGGTATTATTGCTTTAGGTGGCAGTAAACTTATAAGTTCCTATTTTGAAGTAAACACGATATTAAATAATGGCGGGGATGTTGGGACACCCAAAATGATTTGGCCGGATACTGTGTACAATTTAACAGATTACATGTATTGCGACTTTGATACTGTTAGATTTGGCTCTGCTGCCACATCGATGACTCTTAGCATAACGGGATCAAATAACGAGAGTGTGCCCGTCAAAGTTGAATTTACTGCCTCTGACGACCCTTCTTTGTCATTTACCGATACTGTCGCTGTCGGCCAGTCTTATGAGAAAGTATTAGACCTTACTATCCCGCAAGTTACCATAAATGATTTCCTGATAAGAATATTGAAATAAACTGGAAATGAAGTTCATATGTGCCCAACCTGATAAACCTTTATTTATCTGGCAATTGAAAACGCTGTTGGTTTCCCTTATCAAGCTAGGAGTGAATAAGGAAGATATTTATTTCCTCACTCTCCTGGAGGAGGGAGTACCTGCCAGCCTGGAGATAAAATCGTTAGAGAAATACGCCAGCATATTTTATTACCCGGAGCGATCAGAAGGGCGGATATATCCAGCTAGTTCAAAACCGTATTTATTTGCCAGGTTCTGGGAGCAATTCCCGGAAAATAAGGAGCGCCACTTTCTATTCATTGAATCTGATATGCTGGTATATCAGATACCAAACCTTCCTGAAGATGAAAACTGGTATTGGAGTGAGGCCGGCAAGTATTTGGATACCGGCAAATTTGAGTATTTGCTCGGATGTCCTGATAGCATTTCAAAAGCATTTGGATTTCATTGTTTCGGGAAAGGAGCTGATGCGGACTTTTGGTACCAGGTAGAAAAAGAATCCATAGATCTTTATATTAAGATGATAGCCCTAAACCTGCCGGGGAATAAATGGATTTGTGAGATGCGAACCTGGATGTGGAATGCGGGAAGGAAGTTTAACAATGTCATTTCCCCGGAACTACTTTTTAATGACGGTACAGGACCCAGAAAGCATGGAGCAACACTTTACCATCAGCTATCAAGTAAAGTATTCCGTAAAAGAGATTACACGTATACTGAGCCCTTTGATATTGAAATTAGAGTTGACCCTAAGTTTTGCGTTTACGATTACCTGCAGGCAATAAGAACTGCTGGTTCTATATTTAAAATTAATTCTGAAAGTTAATAATAAGCTCTTAGGCCGTCCTTTTAACGGTAGTAATTGATAATTTTGATTGACCCTATCCGCGCCCAACATCTTGTTTAAGAAAGCTCCTAAAGGAAGGTTTGCTCTATTTGTTCCCTTTACCTATGAAAGACCTTGTGTTTATGTCGGCTCAACCTGATGATATGGTGTTTAGCTGGCAAATTGAATTGTTCATTGAAAATATCCGGGATCTTGGTTATCAAAATGAAATCCAGGTGCTATTGTTTACGCCGGCAGATAGGATGTATAACAGAAATCCGAGTCGGTTTAAAGCTCTGGAGAAAAAATATAGCGGAAACAATGTTAAATTCTATTGGTATCCCGATGTTGCTAACTTATTAACCTACGGCATTATACCAATAAACTATATCCCGCTCTTAAGGCCACATATACTTAAGCAGCATTTTAAAAGATTTCCGGATTTGAAAGAGAAAGCCATTTTCTATCATGATTCTGACATCATTTTTACCCAATACCTGGATTTTAGCCCATACTTAAGTGACGATATCTGCTATCTGTCAAATACCGGCAATTATATGAACGTAGGGTATTTTGAAAGTAAAACAAAACAGGTTCTTACTCATAAAGCTCAGGAATATGAACAGATAGACATATTAGACCAGTGTTGCCGGTTTGCAGGAATTACCAGGGAGATCTGCGAAAAAAATGATGAGGTGTGTGGTGGTGCCCAGTATCTGCTAAAAAATATTGATAGTGACTTCTGGGAGGATGTGGAAAGGGGTGCCTACAGAATAAGAAATTACCTGGCCTACGAACTGGCTGGTATAAACCTTCGCTTCTTTAAAGATGAAAACGATGGTTTCCAAAGCTGGTGCGCTGACATGTGGGCATTACTCTGGAATCTATGGAATCGAGCATATAAAACCAGCGTGCCGGAAGACTTTGGCTTTGCATGGGCAACGGATAAAATTGAGAAATGGAACCAGGTGTATTTTTATCATGATGCCGGCGTTGGTGCCAAAAATGAATTTTACTTATTTAACAAACGTCGCCCAAACTATATTTCAAACCAGCTTTTACCTTACCATGATGACTTAAGCCACGTATCAGCGGGGTTTTGCTCTTATAAGTATGTCCAACACATCAGGGCGGTAAAAGAAAAGAATAAATATTAATCCTATGTCTCCCAAAGCTTTTATTAAATATAGTTCAGCCGATATGCTTACAAGCGGTGTATTGGTAATTAATGATGCTATACCCACCGGACTCGGATGGATAGAAGTGCCTTACACCAACTGTTGTAGTCAGGTTGGATTTCCGGCTATGCCAGCATCGTCTTTAAAAAAGAGAGGATATATCAAATATTCTAAATCTGGGCAGGTTGTTGCCGGTTCCACAATTATCAGAAATAAAAAACCAAAGAATGGCTACTGGCAAGAAGTTCCCCTTAAAAGATGCTGCTAATATGATCGATAAACTTCCTGTTATCCAGCGGTTCCTGCTATTCTTATCGAAAAACGTGGTGGCTTTAATGTTGGTATTACTGGCCACTTCAGTGACAGCAAACGTTTATTTAATCAAAGAGATCATCAGGGTAGGAGCAAATAGTGATGCTTTTAAAAATGCTACAATCGACTATGAAAGAAGGCGAGGTGAAAAACTGGAAGAAATCTTGCATCAGGAAGTAAAGCGGGAAACACTAATAAAACAAAATAGCCATGAGTAAAATCAGAATCATTCTGTCATTAACAATTGTCTGCCTGCTCATTATTTTCTCAGGACAAACTCCCGCCCCAGGAAATAAACCTTTTTATCTCTCCTCTGATCTGCCAAAGGACTCCGTGATAAGGATCCTGCGTGAAGAAAATATGCGAACGCTTGGATTTATAGAGGATAAATCAAGAAAATATGATTCAATACATCCTCCGGTGGATACAATCAAACGGTAATAAAGTTAAATACCTACTGGTACTGATTGTTATTCTTATTCTGTGCCATTTTACCTGTAGAAAGCTAATTGGTGTCCTTTCTCCATCAGATACGGCCACAAGCACCCTGGAACCTGTTCGCAATATTACTGATAACAACGGAAAAATACTCGCCGTGATCAGGTCTCAGGAATTAAAGCTGCTCGAAAATAAACTACTTATTGATTCTCTTGCTGGTGCTTTAAGGATTAAACCCACAGCAGTAAAATCCATTGAAAGGTACGTAGTAAGAACCGATACTGTAATACGCACAGATGTAAAATACGTCAGAACAGCCGACTCAGTAATTCTCTCAAAGGATGATAGCTATTTGCATCTTTTGGCGGTGGGCAAGGATTCAGGGATCTCTTATTTCAGACTGAAACATACTGATACAATCTGTCGTGTTGAGGTTATTAAAGCACCTCTACTGAGGCGTGCTTATACCGATATTTACCTCCGTAGCGCAAGTCCTTATAATACTATTGTATCAGGAAATTCGATAAGGGTAATTTCCCCCCAGCCCTTTCTAACAATAGGTCCTTATATTGGATATGATCCATTTGTAAATAAGATGTCATTTGGGCTGTCAGTTCAATACCCAGTTATAAAAATATACAAGAAATAATTATCATGACAGATATTTTCCTGGTCTCATTGAAAAGTTGATCTCCTTTTCCAAATCGGCTATAATCCTGTATGCTTCTGGATCATACTGTTTTACTTCAGATAAATCATGATCGTTCATAAAAATACATATCCTACAGCTGAACCTGCGAAGATGCCTGTAGATAGGATGAAGGGGTATATTCCTTTTTTCCAGGTAATCAAGTACTTCCATTTCATTCCAGTGATGAATCGGAAGCCAGTCCCAAACAGTTCTTTTGCTATTGGTTAAAGCTTTATTTCTTTTCAGAGGATTTAATTTGCCTCTTGACCTGCTTTCCTGAGCTCTCATTCCCATACAATTGATTATTGTAGTGGACTTTATATTCCTGCGAATCCATGTCTGTATAGGGCCTCTTTTTAAGTCTGAGGTGCATTGCCTGGTTGTCGCTGATGGGAATTTTCGACGCTTTCGGATCATAGATAAAAAGGTTTTATTTTCATTACGACAAACATCCAGCTGCAAACCCATTAATGCCACAATTTTCTTGCACCACTCTACCGCATCTTTATGCTCCCAGCCAGTATCGGCCATAATAATTCTCTTTTTTACTTGAGGGTAGTGCTCACAAAGATAGGCCAGCATTGCAGAGGAGTCTTTTCCTCCTGAGAAATTGATAACTAATTCAATATTTTGATGTTTCATTGGCTATAGATAAAAAAGGCCGATAGCAGGAATAAATCCGCTACCGGCCTTTTGATTATAATACGAAGACCACGAGGGCCATAAGCTCCTCGAATTTCTTTTTTGCTGCAGGTACTTTATCTATATCCTGCTCAATCTGCTGATGTATCTCAGGCTTTACCATCATTATATTCCATTTACAATACCGAAACTGGGGATATTTTGCCTTTGGCAATAAATGATGAAACATTGTGGAAAGTGGTTCAGTTCCCAGTGATTGGCCAGTTATTTCACAAATCCCGTTGCGTTCCTCCCAGATTTCCTGATAAAATTCACTATCCAGGATATACCTTCCGGATTGCTGTTTCTTTTTTGCCCGCTGTTTCTCGCTGATTGGCGAGAAGGGTTTATACCGTTTTAATGCCATATTTATGCCTCCAGTTCCATACGATATTGCTTTTCACGAATCAGCATTACTAGCACTCTTGTGCGTTTCATAGGCATATTGGTCATCAGCCAACTTATCGCTTTATCCAGCCATGCAGTTTTTATATCCTTAAGCCTTAAGACCATCAATTTTCCTTCTTTCAGCGCCTTCAGGACGAATCCATATTCCCGGACCGTTTCATAGTCATCCCATACATGCAGGGATATAGGTTGTATCAGATTTATATCAACTCCAGAGAATTGTTGGTAGTGTAACCCACCATCAACAGTCGTTTTATTAGAACAACCACAGGTTTTTGCCTCGTGTCTATATTTGGATTCCACCACCATGCCACATTTCAGGCATCTGGCTGCATTATATACTAACATATTATTTGTTGCGTTTTATCACAGTTACTACAATATTGTCTCTCACTTTAACTAAGAAATCGTCTACGGGGTAGGTGCCGTTGCCCAGCGTTAGTACCATGTTTTTTAACGAAGGCGTTAAAATCCTGGCTGCCACTTCAGAAGGTGGAAGAGGCTGCACTCTCTCAATGAATCGTAGAATAGCATGCTCAGAAACAATAACATTGTTACGTTTCATCAGCCGTAGCATCTTTTCTGTTTTATTAATATTATTGTTGACTTCTCCTAATTGCTGATTTAGCCCGTTAATTTTAAACAGTATAATATCGCGCTCTCCATTTAGAGAATGCAAATGGGACTGTAGCCCTTTAAGAGAACGATTATTCACAACCACGTCATCCATCTCTATCCGTTTATTTGAGGTTTATTACTTTGGCTTCCACCTCCCTATAAAGCTCCTCATTATCTTCAAGGAGTTTTCGCAGCGAATCTTCTCCCTGGCCCAACTGCGATCCTGCATAAGAATACCAGCTTCCGGATTTTTGGATGATATCGGCCTCGACAGCCAGGGCTATCACTTCTCTTATCCGGCTGATACCTTTTCCCCATTCCAGGTAAACCAAAGCTTCCTTAAAGGGAGCTGCCATTTTGTTTTTTATAATCTTTACTTTGATTTTATTTCCCCCGCCATCCTTATCCATCTGCGATCTTCTCATATCGATCCTAACAGATGAATAGAATTTAAGCGCTTCCCCTCCAGATCCAGTCTCCGGTGACCCATATAGTACGCCAACTTTTATACGTATCTGATTTATGAAAATGATAAGAGTGCCTGTTTTCTCTGCTATCGGAACAAGCATCCTGAGCGCCTGTGACATCATCCATGCCTGTCTGCCAATATTACTGTCGCCAACTTCTCCTTCCAGTTCTTTTTTAGGAACTAGGGCAGACACAGAATCGACAACTATTACTCCCAGTCGGCCAGATTCAGTTAAAGTTTTAACAATATTTAATGCCTGCTCCCCATAATCGGGCTGACTAATAAATAAGGTATTAATATCCACGCCCAGGCTTTTTGCATAATTTGTATCCAGTGCGTGTTCCATATCTATATAGGCAGCAGATAGCCCCATACTTTGGGCGCAGGCAACAGTTTGCAGACACACCGTTGTCTTGCCAGCACTTTCCGGTGCTAATATTTCGACAATTCTTCCCCGGGGTAAACCATTAATGCCTATTGCCTGATCAATTAATAAACTGCCGGTACTGACAACCGGAACAATAGCTCCTTTTTCATTGGCAGTAATAATGGTGCCTTTGCCATATGTTTTATTAATCCTTAACATCACTTCCTGCAGCGCAGGGCCTTTCTCTTCAGAAATCATTTTACTGGGTTAAGTTTGGGTCTTACCGGAAGTGCGCCGGCACTTAAAAAAGGGGATCTATATTATTGGATTACAAAATGGGATCAGTAAAGGGGAATATGCTGTGATTATTTATCCAGATAATATGTATGATTTTTTTCGATAAATTCCATTATTTCCAATAGCACTATACTGGTTAATGGCTCGCTTTCTAACTGATTTTCAAATTTCCGATAGGAGTTTATGATGGTAGTATGTTCTTTGCCGGTATATCCTGCCAGCTTCAGAAGGGAATAGCCTGCCTTTACCATGATAAAGTATATCAATCCACGCCTGAAAATAAATTGAGATCTGCGTGATTCTGTAAAGACTTGCTCCCAGCTCCAGTCAGCGGCATCCAATATCATATTTATAACAATGGGCATTTCAATCTGAATCGGTAGCTGGCATGCTGACTCCCACCTGCTGCATACAGTGATCTTGAGATTTTTCCCTGTCTTAGTGGTAAAATCCTTTTTGTATCCGGCTATAAGATCATACTCTTTCATTGTGATGAGCTATCGGGTTACTTTCAAGGATTTGAAATGCTGCTAACATACCTTCTTCCTCCGCCAGTATTCTGTCTCCATATTTTTTCTCATGGACAGAGACTACATCAGAGGTTACTTTGTATTGCCAGATACCATCAGCCTCCCAGAGGACACATATCCGTATTTGTATTTCATCAAAAAAATCGTAGAGAAATCTTCCTGGGCTGTTAAATAACAATGCTCTGATAGATCGTTCAATATCTTTTATTGAAAAATCTATACTCGGGATAGTTGATATCTGCGATTTTTCTTCATACCATTTGAGCATCCTATTATAGGCACCAGGACAATTTTCTATTATATAGTTCACTTTTGCTGCGTCCATCACTGTTTATTTAATTTTTTACGGATTGACTCAATATTTAGTGTTTCTCGCTTTATATCTGGAATAGACCAACATTCGTCCGCAAGTACGTCATCAACTATTTCTTCCATCGTTGCGATAAAAGCGGGAACTTTAAATATTACCATTAGCTGCAATGACATGTTAACAACATTGGATCCATCCGGTGATTTTTCATAAGCAGGAAGAAGAGGGACATATTCCGGGCTGAACTTAGAATACTCTCCTTTTATAAATCGCCGGTATACCCTTTCGAAACTGGTTGGAAATTTATAAACAAGGACAACAAATCCGCCGGCATAATCATAGTCGGCCAGGATTCCAGTATTGTCTTTATATTCTTTATCTACAAATTCCTGAAAGCTTTCAAATTCAGGTGGCATAAAAAGCAGGTATACAGGATATTTACAAGGAGCATCCTTTCCGGTTTCTTTCAGGAAACCGTTAATGAATCCGTACTTACTCTTTACATCTTCTACATTAATACTCAACCCCGGCACCAGAAACAACGTTGTGTTTGTTGATTTCCCCACTATCATCAGCATAAATTTTTATGGTACAATCACCTTTGTTTTCAAAATTTCGCATAGATATATCCCAGATTTCTGAGTCTCTATGCCATTTAAGGGCTGAAATGGCTTCGTTGACACCCATATACCATTTGTTTCCATCGGCAAATCCATCTCTGGCATTAATCATGTTTCCTTTTCCGATTCTGAAAATAAGAGGAGCAATTTGGGCTTTAGAATGAGCGACAATAAACCGCATGGGTATGATGCGATAATTTCCATATCCATTTTCTTTTGCCCACTGGCGAATGGCCATGTAATACAGAAATGCCTGTATGTAGTATCTGAATTTGCGATAGGAGAAGTTAAATAGCTCAACATCGAAAGTGACCTTCAGGTCAAATATTTCAATAATTTTCAAGTCATGATCTACGGAGACCATATCCAATTTGGACTTCATTTTTATTCCCAGATATTCATAGAGTACTACCAGCTGATAGTGAATATTATATCTTTCGTTAGACTTACGACATACGATATTTGACGTTTTCCAATGTTTCTGAAGCTGCGCTATACAATTGTCTGCATATTTCAGGTCGGTAGGTCCTACCAGATATTTGTCAGAATTGGCCAGCATTTCTTTATAGTAACGTTCCTGTTCACTACCCTCAAACTCCATAAGAACTGTTTCATACGACGTTTTCTTGAGTTTTTCTCTAATACCCTTTGAATTGAACGCGACTGCATTGAAGGCATCGGCTAATAATTCAGTAAAATCCCTCGTAACAACCCCTTCCGGTGATAGAGCAGCAATGGTATAATTGTACAATTTTTCTATTACCTCACCCATTTGTCCCTTAGGCTTATTATTTGTTGCCTCTTTAAATAATTCATGATAAACATCCGGCGTCCAAAGTTTAGTTTCTACCAATGTTCCAAATGTCATATCATAGGTTTGCTCCTCCACTTTTCTTATTCTCAGCTCATGTTTTTCATAGTATTTCCACCGGTCTTCTATAAAATCTTTCAGTGAACTGTACGATAATCTGTTTATCGCCCTATACTCTCTTTCTGTCATCACTATTAGTTTTATCAGATGATCAATTATATACCACAGTGGATATTGTATTGGGGAAAACCTCCATAAGTTCTTCTTCATCAAGAATGTCGGGCCAGCTATTTTCCGCCCTCGTTCTGTGTTTTACATGCTTCCAGAACACGCCGGTATAGTAAAATATGTCGGCCTTTTCCTCAGTTTGCCTCCCCTCAATCTCCTTCCAGTTTCCTTTTGAAATTATAGATAGTCCCATCTGCGGAACAGGTTTGCAGGTCATTATTCCATATCTGATCATATCAGGGAGGTCTGCGAGTCTTAGAATGTTTCTCATGTTTCAAAAAATTTATTTCTTATGCAAAAAGCCATCAGCCGGCACCAATCATCAAACATCATGGAAACAATGTGATGCTCCGGTGCTCGTCCGTCCAGCTTGTGAAATAAAAAAGTCATCCTACTATGAATTGGATCATCACCAGGGAAATTTTTAATAAGCTGTTCCTTTATATTTTTGAATATTTCTTCCGGCTTAGGTCTCGACTTTCGATACCCGGTTTTGAGTGAAGCATTAAAAGGAATGCCGCTTAAATCAATACCGGAATTATCGAGCAGTCGGGACGCTTGCCTGGAAGTTTTACAATAATTAAAGGCAAATAAATCCCTGAGTTGTTTTGCAACCCATCTTTCGTAAGTATTTCCTTTCTGTTTACTGTTAATACGCTGCTTCCTTGGATATGCAGCATCATCTACGAGGGTAGATTTTTTCGGGGTTTTCAATGGATAGGGGGGATTAACTAAATAAAAGTAGGATAATGATTTCATTATTTTACTACTCTATAACCTGGGAGATTAAAACGTTTTCTATTACATCGGTCGTAAACTTTTCAATGTATTCCTTACGCTCTTCCATTGTGGAGAAATAAGGGACTTTCAAATGAACAAAGGACTCATATTCAGGGTTTTTTGTAAAGTGAAGGTTTATGGTTTGACCTTTGTATAGTTTTCTGAATTTAGCATACAACGTTTTAAACTCTTTCTGTTTCTCAAATTTATTGCTGATTACAAGCGTAAAATGTTTGGATATGTGATCTGGTAACAGTTCAGTGAACTCCATATAAAAATGATAGAATTCTTCAGTAACAGTGAGCATTGCAAGGATATTAAACTCGCTATCCATGATGATGCCTTTGCCGACATAATAAACTCTGTTTCTAATTGGAATTTTAATGATTTCAGATCCGTCCTGAAAAATCTGAATGACAATATCAGTATCAAATAATCTCTTGTAGCCATTTGGGCCGCTAGGAAGCGTTAAGTATCCCAGTGATGTAAAACATAGAATAAAGGGTATTCTATTGCCCGCAGAAGCAATGAATTTGCATGAATTTGAAATTGTCTGATCTGGAACCAAACTGATAGTTCTTTCACCTATCCGAATTGTTGATAGAAAATTTTGGTTCACCATGACTTTAATATTTAATATTCTATGTCATACTTATCAAGTGGAATAAGGAATTCGTAACTAAAAGGGACGTTACGAATTATCTTACCTTTTTTTACATTGGACAACCAGTTCGTGATATAAAATATCATGTGTGCAGCGATTCCAGCTGCGGTAGGTGTTGTTTGAGTGTAGGTACATGAAGGCGTATCCGATTCATCAGGTTTTTCCAGACAATTATTGTAATATTTCTCCATTAGATCTGGCCTATCACCTGGTACGTTGTAGATCCACATTTGTTCTGCAAGCAATCTTCCGTCTTGAAAGAAGAACTCGCTGCGTTCGTGCTCAGGCGTTCTGTTCACATATGCAGCCCACTTTTCGAATGCGAGTCTTCTTACCTCTATTTTATCCGGGCCACAAAGCACAATTTTTGATGTTTCACTGGTACGGGTATACTCTCCATGTGTCTCTATTTCGCAATCCGGGCTAAAGGAACTGATTGTATTTTTTATGGCCTCTACCTTTTTTTGCCCTACATTAGTGTCAAACATAACCTGGCCACCATTATGGTCCTCGAAAATATCCTTATCGTATACATGAAGACGTACTCCTGTTCTGGAGAGTAGTAATGACAACCAGGACCCAATCCCCCCCTGACCTATTATGACGATATCCCTTTTGTAGATAGCGTCAAACCAAAAGGCACCTTTAGACCTTCCATATATGGCAGGGGTGATCATTTTTTCACTTTCTGTTAATACATTATTTTCATTTGTCATTTTTTGTCGTTTTGTCGATAAGTGGTAAATAGGTGACTATTTTCTTTTTTTCCTTTGGATATGTCCTTAGCCGCTTTGGAAACAACCTTTTTAGGTGCCCGTGTTTTTGATTTTGGCTTTTTCTCAGCGATATTTCCTTCTGGGAATAATTGAAGTTTTTTTAATGCTTTGGCCTTACGAGGTTTTGGTGCCGTGGGTAATGATGGTAAAACAGGTTCCCTAGTTAGTTCAAAACAACGAGACCTGAAATCCTCGTCGATTTGACTTTCGTGGTGAACAATATTACATTCATATATACCTATAATCTCCTCTTCTGAATTGGTGTCGCTCATCACTTTAGTTGAATGCACTCCATTATTACCCAGGTAATTTAAAGTTGAATTTGATGTTGTTTTTTGGGTTGCAAAAACGCTCATCTTACCAATAATGTCATAGCTGTTATTTACAATAATTGATAAATAGTAATTATGATTTGGCGCATTTATATGTATATCCTTTTTGTCAGTATCGGAAAAGAATACCGGCATATTGTTATGGGAGTGAATCATGCCTTGTCTACAATATCTGTTTAAAGGATTATCATCCAGGTACGTAGCAAGTTTTCCAGTGAAAACTGGTGCAGTCATCACTGAGGAGCCCATATCCATTAGAAGTACGTCTTCTAACACGCACTTGAAGTTTTTTTCTCCGAAATCTCCTATTGTCCTATAGAATAGAACTGCGCTCCATTCCAGATCCTGTATCTCAGAACATAGAAATCGGACTTTATCCATAAAATGACTAGGCACATATACCGGAATTGATTGGGAGAAGAGAATTTCGTTGTAACGCGTAACTATTGAATCTGTCAGAAAGTTGGGTGTTAATAAATCTGGTGAATTCTGGGTCGGGATATTTCCGAATTTCATTGCTTGCGTTTTCATAATCAACAATTTTGAAATTTATTGGTTTGTTTTGAAAATAAAGTATTGGTTCGGTCATCTTATATTGGGTCGTATCGATTTCAAACGGAGAAATACGGATTAGTTTACCCTGATGGTTTTTTACCGCGTAACATTGCAAAGGAAGATTCATACGCTCCATTACAGTAACTATTTCTTTTTGTCCACGATCAGTTAGCTCAACATCGAATTTGTCTTCAATGATTTTTACAGAGAACATATCTCTGATCACTTGTGGTCGAAGGGAACTCAAATGGAAGAGGAAATGATTGCAAATTATTGGAATTTGTTCTGCCGGGAAATCTTCTGCAGGACCAGAGGTTGTGTGCTCAGAAACTCCAATTTCAGAAATGTAGCGATATGGAACGCCTGAAATAGATTCCCATTTGACCAGCTCTTTTATATGCAAGCAAAATAGCTCCATTCCATCCTCATAAAATCTGTGCTTAAGCTGAAGAATAACATCTAAAATAGATCCCGTTCCCAAACAAAAATGTCCATCGTAATTCTCTCGGTAATCTACTCTCGGAAGGTGAGAATGTGCATAGTTATACTTGAGTTCATCTACGGTAACTGTGGAACGGATACCATTTAAAAAGGAATCATCGACACTGAACAAACATCCTTGGAAGTTAATATTAAAGCTTACGAATAGATCTCGTATTATATGAGAAGCATCATGCTCATTTTTTATTTCAACTTCTGGAAAACGTATGACTACTTCATAAAATAGGTATTTATCTACCACCTCCAGGAGGTGTTCAATATTGGTGTCATCCGGATTATTTTCATCGCCGTCGGGTCCTAAAGAGATACCTAAGTAATTTAATGCAAGATCAATAGCCTGTGACTCATTTATATTGACTATTTCATTATTAAGCTCGCCAAAATGAGTGTTTAATATTTTCTTTATTTGATTAAGTATTCCGCTTTCACCAGTAATCCTTCGCCCTTCTTTGGCCTTTAGATAAACTGCCCGGCGAAGCATCGCAGCTTTTGAAATTTCAGCCATTTCAATTGGTTTTTGAAAAAGGAGAAGTGAATAATATCTCTTCTCCTTTTATTTACTGGAATTTTATTTCCTTCCTAATTCGGATTTCTGTTGAACGATATAGACAACGATATTTCCGGTAGGCAGTATCGTTGATGGGTCAACAAGAGGCTTAGAGTGACCTCTCAGCACGATACTCATTCCTTCATACCTGACTCCTCGTTCTTCAAAGACCTGCTGGACTTCTTTAAGGGTCTCTCCTTCGAATTCGTCGATTTCAATTTCATCAACTCCCCTGGTGTTAAATACTGTCAATGATCTGGTCATTTCTTTTTGATTTTAAATTTTGAATAATCGTTTTATTTTGTACAGTACCGCCTATGCGGTACAGATTTCATTGAACCATTTTATACCCTCAAATTCCGGATGATTATCTTTTATTATTATATCAACCTTATTTAGAAAACGGTTGCTTTGCCATGATTCTGTCTCTGGAAATAATTCGGGATCGTCCAGTTCAAATGAGATATTGTTGAATGGTGCAACCAGTTGTGTATAGGATTTCGCGTTTTCTCCCATAAATACAATTGGTAAAGAAGAAGGGTAATAGTTAATGATTTCAATAAAGAAATACTTCATGAATGGTCGCCAGAGGTCATAATGAGATCCCGGTTTATTTTGTTCTGCTGTTAAAGCTGAATTTAGCAATAGGATGCCCTGACGAGCGAGGAAGCCTAAATCAGGTTCATCTATCATGTCCACATTAAAGCCTGAGGAGTATTCCTGTTCAATAGCTCTGTAAAGCCGGTGAAGACCTCTGGGGATAGTCTGGGTATTTGAAACACTTAATGATAGCCCATCGGCCATACTTTTACCATTTACAACGCTACTATATGGTCCATCAATGAAAAAGACTGCCTTTAGGTTACTGTAGGCAGTTTCACTAAAACATCTAAATGTTTGTTCCTTGAATGGACATACCGTGCGGCCTCTTTTCGAGAGCCCTTTTAAAGTCCTGATAATAATATCAAACTCTTCGGTTTCAATAAACCCCTTAAATAGTGGTGCCCAAGTCGAGAATTTATCTTTTATGAGATCGTAGTTCATAAATTACCTGATTACGGTTTTATTAATTGTGTAAGTACGGGTTGGTTCAAGCCAGTTCAGGTCATAGAAATCAACTTCATAATTTGCCCTTTCCGCAAGCGGAATATTCTGTCTTATAACGTTTGTTGGAAAGTGATTCCAGATATACCTCTGCGCCCTACCTAATCTTACATAATCACCAGTAATCCTGTTCCTTATAGCATAGATCTTCATAGTGTTTCTATATTTTTAATTATTATTCGCTCTACTGTTCCTGGTCCGTAGTGCCTTGCAATGTCAGCAAGATCCTTTCGAATGGGTGGTGTTATGTAGGATGAGGGAATTATAAATGGTTTAAACTTATTATTCAGGCTGGTATAGTATTCTGTTGCCTTTTTTCCTGCTTCATCTGGGTCGTTGCATATAAGTATCCATGGAAAGGTTAGCAGGTATTTCATGTCAGCCTCGCCTATAACATTATTACCTTCATACTGAATACCATAGCAATTATCGTAGAACTTTGAAGCAACTTTAAAGTCTTTGACTGCTTTTATCTGAAAAGCGCCTTTTGACGGGTTAAGAGATTTGATTCCATAGAGCTGATCATGGGGGACGTTACATCTCCATTTATCTTTTTTATTTTCGGCGAGAGGTCTATATATTTTCCATTTCCCACCTTCAAAAAGAAACCCATATACTAATTCATTCGAACCAATTTCTATTTTTATTTTATCTATATACAATGCTCCTACTCGATATACCACTGGTTCTTTCTTTAGGTCACTTTTATCCAGGTGATACATACCCCAAAATTTGAAATCTTCGCTGCAAAATGGTTTAGGGGTTACCTGGATAAGTTTAAAGGATTGGTAGTCATCGGTATACCCAACTTGATCAGTTATTGTTCGCCTGATGGGTTTTGAAGGAGCTTTTCCATTGGTAATACCCAGATTTAGGTCATTGTCAATTTGATGCAGAATATCATTGAAATTGCTTCCAGGATAAATGTTCCTGAGAAAGTCAATGATTTTACCTCGAAATCCTCCAGGACCGAAATCTGTAAAGTATAATCTTCCAAATTTTGTTTTAATAATGGAAGCTGACGGGTTATCGTCTTTATGTCTAAGAGGTGACCTGAATGGTTTGCCCAACTTAAAATCATGCCCTAAGTAGTGCCGGAAGATATCATATTCACTTACGTGCTCGAATATTGTGTCTAAAGTCAGTTCTGTCCTCTGGCGACCCTGTATCATTTGTATAGATTTTATCCTTGGTTAAAGGATAGGAATGCCCTGCTTGAATAAGTACAAGCAGGGCATTCGATTTTTAAATCAATAATCACTATCCATTAAGTCGAGGTCGTCATCCATATCTGGAAAAGCTCCCATTGGATCATCCTCAACATTATCGCCATCCGGAGTTGGAATGTTATCATCCGTAATGATGGGACTGTCAGATAAAAGTTTATTTTGTGCTGGATCATAGTCGTGGGCCAATTCCAATACTCTGTTAGCCCCGAAAAAATCCTTACATCCATGTTCGGGGTGGAGGATCTGACTGAGAAAGAAGGCTAACTTTCTATCTTTAATTTCAGTAATAGGAATAGTACTTTTATAGTATCCAAAGTTGCTTACTGATAAGAACTCCCTGTTGTAAATAGTCTGAAATTCCTTAAATTCATCGCCCACTTTAGCGAGCCTTACAGCATACAGCCCGACAATGTTAGTGGAAAAGCTTTGACCACGGATTTCATTAATTTCACTAACATCGCCCTTCATTAATTTTTTCCAGTCAAGTACCCGGGAAACTTCCGGGCTTTTCTCCCTAAGTTCCCCTGTATGGGCTCTTAAGAATTTATACAACTCTACTTCACCTGATCTGGCAACCCATGGATTATTTTCTTTAAACCAGGATTGGAAATTATCAGTGTTTTCAACCCAGAAAGTGCTGGTGCCTTTTTTATCGATATAGCGTTTTTTTCCTTTCTCTGAGGTAGCTATCTGATCTTTGAGGCGAATCTGTATTTTATGTTTTTTGCCTGTGGATAGATCCTTCACCCAGATTTCGAGTTTTAATGATTTTACACCATTATCATTGATAACATATTCCGGATCTTTTTCACTTTCCCATCCCAGAATTTCTTTGATCTCTTTTTTTGTTGGATTTACGATTAGTGGTTCCAGCACACCAAGTCCTACTCTGAATCCGGAACTTGCACGGGGCTCTCTTGTTGGTCCTACAATACTCATAGTATTATAATTTTAATTGTAATGAATGATGATTAAAATATCAGGTCGGGATATATTTCCTGCCAGTAACGTGTGGGATATACCTTTGGGTCAGTCTGAAAGTCAGCAATTTTTATTATTTTATTTCGTAAATGAACGGGTCTTGCTCCCAGGTCAGTTTCTGTGCGTTTATTAAAATCGAGGAAGCATCCTTCATTATTTCGATTAAAAATAGCAACAGCTGACATGAGCCGAGTGATTGTATAAGGTGCAATTCCATCCAGGGCAACGTCGAGTGGAGTTAGGTCGTCTGTATCTTTACCGATAACATCTTTTTTATTCTTTACATGTGCAACATATATGATAAAAGGGGCTGCGTAACTTTCGATGTATTCTAGGATTCCAAAGAAATTGGGACGAGTATAGTTAACTCCGCTGTATTTATCAACTTTCCGAATATCCATTTTGGGAGGATCAGGTCTAACTTCCAAATTATAAGCATGCAGAGTTGCTGAATAATTCATCTCCTGCAGCTGCGTTAAATTATCTAATGCGAAGATTGGCCAACGCATTTTTGCGATATGTTCTTTTAGAGCATTAAATATTTTTACCTTTTCTTCAGGTACATGTGCAAGATCCAGCCTTTGTTGAAGTTTACGATACTCGTCCATACAATTGGTATGATATAGATCATTGACAACTTCTGCTAATCCCATTGGTATATAGACTCCATTTTTTAGCTTCTTATACGGATCCTTACTTTTCTTCACAGAAAGATGGACTTTGTTTGTACACTCGAAATATTTTGTCTCAGTGAGAGTGTCACCAATCATTATTTTTTTTGTGTTCACCATAGTCATAGTCTTTCCCATGAGTGTATGTCCCATCATTATCATTTTTGCCGGGGACTGTATCGTGAATTCCTGCCTATCAATGATGTTATTATCTTCATCCATAGGCAGCCTTCTTATTCTGTTCTCTTCTCGCTGTGTTTGTGCTGACATTATTAAATATTTAAGACAATAATTTCCCTATCCACTTCTTAAAGCAGATTTAACAGGTGTTACATAAGAGTTCTAATTTTTAAGGATACAATACCACTGCGTAGAGAATACTCACGGCTGGTAGCATCCTCAGGGATATCGCTCAATTTCTATGGTTGTCACATATCTGATATATTAAAACTGTGTCCGATTTTGATACTCATTTCTATGAAACAATCTCTATAGCCAGGGATAATTATCGCATTAGGTGTTTGTTATTTCGATTCCTTAATATCAATAGTATAAATAAAGATGATTGTAAACTTTTGTATAGTATCGCATTAGTCTAATTCTGACACTATAATACGTATAAATGCTGTTTTAACATAGAAATCTATAACGCTAACCCATATATGATTTATTTTAATCAAGAACAGTGCATTTTATTAGTTGAAAAATATTAATGTGGCGTTATGACATGTAATATTAAAATCAGAAAAAGCGAAATACCATTTTTAATGTTTAAATATTGTATAGTTAATTACAGATTCATAATCTGCGCTTGTCATTGTATTTGACGGTGGAAGACCTTTGAAAATGCCTGTCTGTGGAAGGAATGCTAGACCTATTCTAATCCCTTCAGTATCATAAGAGCTTTTGAGAATATTAAACAGTCTATACATTTTGGCACCATCAGCGCTGCGCAGTTTATTCAAATCATATCCGTTAGGGTCGAGCACTTTATACCTCCATGGATCAAAAATACTCATTACCAAATCTGCATCTTCCGTAAGGTCACCTGTATTTTTGAAATCCTCTAATCTGGGTTCTACATCTCCATTTTTCAACCTGAATGGATTAGCAATATCCCTGTTGAATTGAGACAGGATAACAGCTGAATGTCCAAACAAATCCCTCGTATAATTAGAGGTATCATCAGAAAAGCTATCTATAGTTTCCTTTAGATTCTTCCCATTCTCACCTTTTAGCTTACCAACGTGGTCGAAAATATGCAACCAGGTAATTGAAGGATCACTCGGCTTATAAACTCGTTCAAACTGATTTAGATTCCTCAGATCTCCATTTTCCTCTGCAATCCTTTGAATCTCCTTTCTAATGCCAGTAGGATTTTGACGGCCATCAATAATCCTTATATATTTGAACATATTGTCAAAGTACTCTTTGCAGCCTCTGACGATCTCCTGTTCCTGTTCGTTAAGCCTTTGTTCTTTACGAACCCAACCGAGCAGCCTTTTCATAGGGATGATCCTACCGGTATCCTTGAAGATTTTGTGTGATACCCATTTTGCTACTTTAAAAACTTTTTTCCTTTCCATACTCCAATAAATAATCCGGAGCTTTTCCGGTTTACCGTTTCGGAGCATGTAGTCATATGGATTCAAAACAAAAAGATCGTCCACTAAAGATGTCTTAGCTGAGCCAGTATAGCCTCCTAAAACATAAAGCATACTTTTCCTCAAAGAAAGATACTCGTCCAGTTTTTCAATCCCAATTGGAATTCCCTCATGTATCCCATCTAATCCCTGATCTACATAGATCATAAAGGAGTCAAATAATCCAATGCCGGCGTCTTCTTCGGACTCTCCTGTATTTATATTTTGCATACATCGTGATTACTCACGAAGCAGGGCGATTATTTAGCCATTATAATTTTTACAATGAACGCTATGTTTTAAAGTTGGAAAAATAACCGGCTACTCCGTTGTCGTTAAAGCAAATGATTATTGATTTTGCTTCAACTTTACCGGCTCCCGCCGGCCTGACTATAGCCTTGCTATAACCCTGAGGCATATATTGTTTTATCATATACTGAATGTGAATGGATCTGATTGAATATTGTTATTATTTAATCTTTTATTTCGGCCAGCTTCTATAAAAGGGGTGAAGCTTCTTATATAAAGATACCTTGGACAGTTAGGGATATAGTGGAGTTCACTTCTGCCGGATTGTAAGGATAATTGTTTAGCATTTTCCATCTGACAGATTGTGGCCCAATAGATATCATCAGTACTATACTCACCTTCGTTGATTATGTTCCAATAATATTTTCTGGATTGTTCTTTGTCAAGGTTTTTCTTTTGATGACCGGCAAATTGTCTACCGGAAATTTCAAACATATCTGTGGTCGGATAGGCATTTTTCCACCAATATTCGAAGGGATCATCGTGTTTTGAGTATTGAGGATCTGGTATTTCCTCTCCAAACCGAACCTGCTTTAATACCTTTTTTCCCTTAATGGTAATTTTATAATCTGATGTCAGGTAGCTTTTTCTGATTAGTGTTTGACACCAATCTGCAATTTTTCCGGTGACCGGCAACAAATTATTCTGATAAGCTAACTCCAAAACATATAGCAGGTTAAAATCTAAATTTTCTTTCAATAAAATTCTGCGCCCCTCTGAGCGGATGTTGAAAAGATAGGCTTCCGTATCTTCAATATCTAAGTGCAGATTGTTGCTTTCTGATTTTCCGTCACTCATATTGGTAGTCCCTTTAACCTGTGAATTTAATTCCAGATACATCTGGTGTTCGTATTCCATCTCATGATGTAACTCATCGTCACTGCACTGCTGCAAACATTCGTCGTGATATAGATCTTCGCTTCCCATTCAAGTACTGATTTATTGGTACTTCATTCTCGACTCTAAAGCAGTATTTCTTAGGCGCTGGAACAAGCGTTCCGTCCGACTTTTTTAATAGCCATTGTGTGCGACTAATATTATCGACTATAGTACCGGTGTAAAAGTGATTAATCTTTCCCAGCGTATAGCTTGTATCGTAATAGACAGTAGCCTGATCATTGACTTTTAAATCAAAACAGCAATGATACAGAGTCACCTTACATACACTTAAGAAATGAAACGCATTTACTGATTTACTACTCAATATCATATTCTCAGAATTCGTTCCAGTACAAAAGTGTACGGTTGCGTAATCCTGGTGCTTTGGATTAGTGACAATAAATAGATTCCCCCTTCCTATTGTTTCGCCCGCAATTGGCAAACATATAATTCTGTTTATCATGGAATATTTTTTATTTTTCCCAATAGATGTGCTATAATAGCAACTTTGTATGCTACTTTTAGGACACATTTATACACATCTAGTTGATAGATGTGTACTGAATTTATAGGTAAATAAATTTGATTAAGGCAAATGACAGCTGGAAGTTGCGCCTGATATGCGCAATAAGTCCGTCGGCCCTTACAGGTCAATATTCAAATGGGTTACTTTATACCCCTGTTTTTGATGTGTATTATTCGGGCATTCACATTGCTTGTTTTTGCAATGGAAATATTTTTAAAGTTCGCATGTCGGAAAACGATTGTTTAGCAGATATTCACGGTCTTTTTTTTATATGATTTAATACACCTCAGATATTTGCTTTACAAACAGTTAAACAAAATTATAAAATTGTTTTAGGTTTAGTTCTTAAGAGTTAAAAAATAGAAAAAATCAAATCATACTGCATTCAAAACCTTTTTTCGATGCAAAGAACTAGTAGTTTTTGAACCAGTAGATTAGATAACATTAAATAAATTGGGGTTGAATACAAAACACGATAATCTATGAAAAGAGAATTACGGCCTTAATTGATAATTGAATAAAAGGGGCTAACAGTTGTATGGTCCTATCGGAATGATCCGCAATTGTTACATTTTATCAGTGCTATAAGGTATTCTTTAGCATTATCAATCTGACTGTTCACTTCAGCATTGTATTTCCTGGTAGTGCCTGAATTATTATTACAAACCAAAAACTTTACGCAATCACTGGTAATTTTTTCCAAAGGTTTTATAAAACTGACATGATGTGAAATCTCAGCCACTTTTTTAAATACCTGACCAATAGGAACCTCTTTAATTTTGCCGCTTGTAAAGTAAACATTGTCATTGGCAATCTTTTTAATCTTTCTGGGAGCTTTTCTGGGATCAAATTCGTAAACCAGGTCTCCAGCTTTCAGGTCACTAAATGTGCAAAGTGAGAAATTTACCCTTTGGATTTTGGCTTCTGTGGGAGCAGTGATAATATGACCAAAACTATCGGTTATGATAAGTTTCCCCATGTCCTGGCTGATATTTACCAATTCTTTTATTTCACCACTATAAATGATTGCCTTCTCTCCAGGTTGAATGTTTCCTTTCTGATAAGTGTAATAAGCAAAGAAATTCATCGTCGTAAGTTCTTTTAATTGATCAAATAATAATATGAAGTATAAAACTGACTAATGTTTAATCAGATCTATTTCAATGTTCACCGTATAGTGTTATTATGGAATTTGTCAGTGTATAAGCTCAATGATGAAATGTATTATTCATATGGCCTTAGGTTCCCTCTCTCTTGGAGATGGATGTAAATATTTAGGGATAAAATACCATTTGGAAAATAACGCGTCATGCTATAGTTACGGAATTTCTTGAATTTGGGATTGCCATTTTGGTATTACCAGGCTTTTAAATAGAATAGTGTCAGAATCATTTCAGGATATTCAGGTACAGATATTATAGTAAATATAGAAAACAAATTCCCCATTTCGTTCATTCTACATAATTTATTATTGAATGTTGTGACATCTTTTTGCCTCAGTTTTATATATTGGGTTTGGAGTATTTCTATCCACCTTAAATAATGTTGTATTTGTATATCCTCGTGATTTTATTGACTGAATGATGCTTTGCTCTCTATAGATCAACCTGTGGTGGAATGATTTTTTCATTGTATTGACTAGCCAACATACGGAGCCATTCGTTGGCAAATTGAGTAAGGTATACTGATACACCACTAAAAGCCTTTACAATTTTATTATCCTTGAATACAATTGCAAATTCTTTTCTGGCAGGATGATGTATTAGTTTACATACATAAACTTTTGGAGACCTGTTTTTAATTCGTCCTACAGTTGAATCGTGAACTACGTAGAATTCCATTTCACATGCCGGCACCCAAATACTGCCATTTGAAAATCCTTCACTGAACTTATAAAGTGTTCCTATTCCCAGATGAGATTCAATATTACTACTGATGCACATGATATTAATGTGAAAAGAATTCTCAGACGGTATAACAATCATTGATTTATCTTCCAGCGTGCCTAAAAACTGTTTGATGATATTTATACTATCAGCAGTAAGTGAAGGGAGAAGTAATTTATTCGCTTCTTTGGCGGGTATTGGGCTACCATCTATAAATGCAGATCTTCTGGCAAACGGAACAACGACATTTTTAAGATCTTCCCTACGCCTTTCCTCCTCATTGAAGGCATAAATCTCTGTTGTAGAGTCATATTCATGACTATTCTGTTCCTTGGCGTGCTGTAGGGATAGTGTTTTTGCTATTCTGTCACTATAAAGATGCTTGAGCTTATACATGTCCTTATCGATACCCAATTCCTTTTTTACATATTTCTTCCACCGCCGCCCAAATTGGTCTGGTCTGATGGAGTAAAATTGGGGTTTCATGAATTTGCTAAATATAAATACTTCACCGGTCTTTTCTGGTACTCCGCATTTAGTTGCATATTCCTGGCAATCCGATAATATTTCTTTCCAGATATGGAGTGTATGGATGGGAATCGGTTTTATTACCTCCCGGTGGATCTTTCCTTTCAATACCCATACGGTAAACTGCCTTTTCTTTATATCCACGTTGCCTACCTTTACTAAGGCCAGCTCGGTCTCTCTACTGCCAGATGCGTAGAAAACTATCACATATCGCCAGAAATGATAGTAATTGGCCTTTAAATATTCATCAATGGTGATAATCTCCTCTTCTTCCAGAACCCGTGGTAAGGGCTCATCTTCCGGAAGAATCGGAATTTCCAGGATAAAATTTGATTTTACGACTCTGGCTAGTGCCAGTTCCTTAAACAATGAAAGCAGAAAAGACCTATACTTATTACGTGACTTTGGTGAAAATTTGGGATTGATCTTGGCGATAACCTCAAAGCTTAAGGTAATATGTTGTGGAGTTATTCTGCTGATAGGTGTTTGAAGATATTCTAAGAGGAATGCTGCACGATTCATCGCCCGGATGGCGCCTCGTACACTGCTCAGGTGTCCTGGAACTCCCTTTATTTTGCGATATGCTTTCCAAAGCGCATCAATAAAAGGCAGATCTGGGGTCAGGATATGAATAGTTATTTTATCGGAGCTTATTTCCTCCTTCAACTTCTGGGCTTTTTCGGTTTCTAGTGCGACTTTATTTGCTACAGCGAGGAGCTGTGGTGAAATATCGATCTGAGTTTTAGTGACAACATCATGAAATGGATCATGTGCCTGTTCTTTTGGTTGTTGGTTATAATATTCATTTGGTTTTAGGGTTTGTTTGGTGATAGGGTTATATCCACTTTCGAGCTTTTCTTTAATATTTTTTAGTGCCTTTCTAACCAGCTTTCTTCGCTCATCGAGTGTTTTTGCCCCGGCAAAGCCTTTCTTAAAATTGCACCGTTTTCCTCTTGGGAGTGTACTTTTAAAACTGGGATCAAAGAACCAATATTCAATGTACCATTCGGTGTCTAAAAATGCGTCTGGCAGATCCCAATCGAAGGGATTGACGTATGGCTTGGTGTAGCTACATCCATTTGGAAGTTCAATCAT